CAGTATCCAGCAGCCCTAGAATCACCCGCCGTAAAATGCGTTACCCAACTATGAGTAGGTAAGTGTTGCATACCTGTCCAAAGATATCGTCCTGATCCACTAGGAAAGATGGTGAAATTTCTAACTCCATTTGTTGTGCCCATACCGAAGTAGGCCTTTGAGAAAATAGCATCATTGTAAATCTCTTTATCATTAACAAAGGCAGCACTATCTCTATCTGTATAAGATGTTGCACTACTATTGTTACAAGAGGCTCTATGATACCAATATATTCTAGCGAGGTCGCCGGCTGATGGCAAGAACCAGTTATTAGCGGCGAAGATCTTAGATAGTTTCTCAGTGGCTTTTACATCATAGGGTTGGCCAGAGAGCTTAATATCCGGGCTATAGGCATAACACTTAGAGGCCGCAGGATAATAAAGTTCTTGGTAGGCACTTCCATATGTACTTGAGATACCAGAGATGAGGTAAGTCAGATAATCCCATTCATTTGCTTTAGTCATGTCAGGATAATCTGCTCCCCATCCACTCTTCTTCTTGGCTCCATCACCCGGTTTATCCACATAAGGAGCTGTTCCCCAAGTCAATATCTTTTCATCACCTTCTTCTGCAGTATTAGGATCTCTTTGGACGATATGTTCGATAAGATAATTTCGGTGATTTACGATATATTGGGTTTCGAGGTAGCCATAAGGACACCAAGTACCCTGCGGAATCACGTGGTTATTATCTTTCAGTTTGCAATAGATAGAGCTACCTGTTGTTGGGACATCTTCGACACTCTTACAGAAGCCTTGATGAACTGGAGCTACTAATGGCTGGCTATAGTTAGTTTTAGAATAGGTATATGGGTCAGCGCCACGTTCTCCTCTAAATCTAATCTTATAGTCGTAGAATCCATCAGAGCCTTGGTAATATTCGACAAGAGGAGTAACACCAGAGTCATTAGAGGTACAGTAATAAGTTATGTTTTTAGAGATTCCTTGCTTATTAATTACGCTCTTAGTTTTCAGGTAGTACTTATTGCCGGCGATCCAAGTAAGAGGATTATAGGCACGATAGTAGTTATGTGCACCATCTGCTCCCTCAAAGAAATAGATCTTATTATCTTCATTCCAAGTGTAGTAGGTAATACCAGCACCACCAGAACACAGATAATATACGTCTCCAACATGCCAGATTTGTCCGACTATGCTTACGTTAGGTTCGGTTAATGCATCCTTATCAATAGCCCCAGTAGTAGTTTCTGTTACTTCCCAATAGTAGAGTGTACGGCTAGTTTGTTCAGTACATTCAGAGACATTTTTAAGGATATTCTTAATATTATCTCTTCGTACATAGTTTCCAGGAGTACCACCACTAGGAATATCATCAACAGAGGTAACGAATGGAACGCCTGAGATATTACCCAGATTAGCCAGGTCATAGATAGAGTAACCTTGAGCGGCAGCATCGAGAGTAATACCAGACATATAGGAGGCATTATTATAGAGACCCCAGACGTGTGAGCCTAAGTTTTTAACACTGCAGCAGAGTCTATGAAGTTGTGAAGATTCATTTCCGCCCGTATTAAATTCAGGTTCAACGAAGAAGCAGATACCTACAACTGTTCTATCTGTTTCATAATTAGGAGACCATGAGCCATCAGCATACACATAATCGCCCACTTCAGCCTCACGACGTTTATAATTAACGGTAAAGGTATTAGTGAGTGTTGTACGTGGATTGCCCTTATCATCACTAACCCAAGCTGTCACAGATATAGTACCGGTGTGATCATTCCCGAGGCTATCTTTTTCAGAGGCATCATAGACAGTAAGGGCGCCAGTTGTAGCGTTAATACTATTTCTAGAGCCAGAGATAGAGTCGGTATAAGTCCATCGGATCTGATAAATATCATTAGAGTTTGCGTTCAGTGTATGGTCTGACTTATAAGGGATTAGGCTATAGGTATGAGTTGCTGGATTTTGTGCATCGATCTTAATTTCGTTATATGGATTAAGACCACCTTCTGCGCCAATAAGATCTTTAAATGGGAAGATGTTTGGTCGTCCTGTGATATCGACATAGTAGGTAAGGTTGGCGGAGTTTCTATCGTATTTAATATAGAGGTCGCCAGATGCAGAGTCGATATTACCCCAAGCAGCTGTATACTTAAGTTTTCTATCATAAGTCATCACGGAAGTACCAGAGATTTCGATAGCTCCCTTAAGGTGAGTTTCTGGGATTCCAACGAGGTAGTCCAAGATATTAGCATCAGTCAGTTTAGCTTCAGAAGCCCCGGTAAACCATCTAATACCGCTAATGTTAGAAGATACGAGTGGGACGGCTGCTGTTCGAAGGGCATTAATTCTTTCCTTTGTTTCGTGGAAGACATTATTACCGCCGAATGCCCAAGTAACTGATGTAAGATTAGAGATACCTTGGAAATCGAATATACTACAATTAGGAAGGTTTCTGAATGTAGAAGAAGTCAGAGCATCGTTATTATGGATAGTCGTTAATGTAGCTGTTTCTGGGTAGGTAACACTAGTAACGCCAGTATTTCTAATATCGAGTGTTCTGAGTCGTGTACAGGAATGAACATCAACTGCGCCCTTCACACCAGTAGCACCATTGAGATTAAAGACTTCGATATTATTTGTTTTAGTACCGAGTGTAACAGATGCTGGGTTGAAGTTTACGGTAGTTGGATCTGCCTCGTCACAAGCTTCGAATTTAGTAAGACGTCGGCCATATACTTGGAATTCAGAACCTTCCTTAATATAGACGTATTTCTGATTACCAATTTCGCGATAGAAGTTAGCACCACAAATACCAATACCAGTATCACCTGCACTAGCCACTGAGAAGTCCCAATGATATGTTTCTCCTGGGTGGCATCTAACATTATATCTGACTGAGGTATTACCAATAAATCCTGTCGGGTAGATATATTGATGTGGAACGAGGTCAAATACAAGATGATTATTTGTTGGTGTTGTATTTGGGTTAGCAAATGAGATCTTGTCGTCATGATCTGTATCTTCAAGACCAATACTGCCATCGCTACCAGCATTCATATGATTAAATGCAGCGAAATAAGCATAAGAAGCAAACAGAACCAAACGTCTCTTCATATATTGTTCCTCTGATTCAAGCTGATCACCGAGGGACTGAGAGATAGGAGCAACTTGTCTACCATCTGACTTAAACTTCAGAGCTTCAGGATACTCATAGCGAATCAGAGCCTGTTGATTATAGGCAGTCTGTGAGAAATAATCTTGAGTTGAGAAGAAGTATTTCTGCAAGCAACCCCAGACAGTTTGTTTATAGAGTCCTTGAGTTTGTTCACGGTCAGTTACGAGGGTAGGCATTATTCTGAAGATAGACTTGAACATAGCTTTAATCTCACAATCGACTCCAGAAGTTGGAGAAGAGAGATATTTCTTACTACCAGATCCAGTTCTATCCTCGCTGAACATTACTTCCATCAGATTAAAGAGGACATTGCTCTTACCTTCATAGAGAGATACAGTAGGATTGTCGTCGGATGCTGGGTTTTCACGATCGATATAGTAAGGCTTAGTTTGGAAGCCTGAGTTATCGGTTGCAAAAATAGTATCCATATCGTCCTGGTGTAACTCGAACTTCATAGTACCTGGATCAAGAACATAGTAGGTATTCTTTGAGCAGTTATCGGTACCAGCAATGAAGGTATTACAGAAGGTATAGTGGAAGATAGCCGAGTTAGTATTAAAGTGATCTGAGAACTTATCGGCTCCGGTTTTACCATCAAGAGCAATCAGTGAAATTACATAGTCATTGATTTGGTTCCAGTCGATAGTATAGGTTCCTGTTTCTGAATTATAAGTACCATATCTAGCAGCTTCGTCAGTTGTTGGGTTATCATTGCACCATTCATACTTTTGATAAGCAGCGTAGTAGATATCTTTACTATCATTAATATATCTCACGAAAGTTCTTTGAGCTGCACTAGGATTCCAACCAATACCAACCCAACCAGCGTCATTATGGCCAGTTCCTTCATCATATCGTCTAATTCCCCAGTCATCAGTTACCCACCAGTTCCACAATTTAGCATCTGTTTGTTCTGATTCTGAAAGAGCATTAAAGTAAGCCAAGAATTGATCCCAGGTACCATCATAGACTTTCAGATGTGGATTATGATTATAGAGGAAGTTGACAGTAGACTCGATAGCATTTTCAACTTCATCAACAGGAGCAGTATATTCATTTTCCAGAGAGTCCGTGATAGTTTTAGAGTCTACGTACTTATCAACATCGAGAGAAGTTTGCCATGTTCCACCCCAGTTAAAGTTATAGCCAGCAGTTTCACCATCTTCCACTTCTCTGGTAATTCTATTCCAATCCCAAGGCACACGGAAGTCAGTAAGTGGCAAGTTATTATCTGCACCTTCAAGCATTATAAACTTACCAAATCTCTTCTTGTTTGTAGAGGGATCTTTATCTTTCGTTACACCCCAAGTCAGATCATCCATTTTACCAGGACCAAATGTACCCATACCTTGGAAAACTATGCCATTAGAGTCATCAGTAAAATAGTGGAAAGGAAGTTGTTGTTTACATACACGAGCATTAGAGTTGAATTGGATCATTGCGTTAGCAGTAACCAATCTCTTATGCAGGTCGTTATAAAGGTTACAAGATCCCATAAGGTGTGATTGCTGAGAAGAAGCATAGTTAATCTTCAGCACCATCTTCTGGCCGAGTGGGGTATTATTAGAGAGTTGGTAGAAGGGTCCATGATACATATTGTTGCCGTCTATCCAACCATCCCAAGTCCAGATACCATCATGTCCCTGTTCAGTTACAACCTCTTCTGGGTCATAGGCGAAGTCTGGAGCAATATTTTCAAGTCTAACGAAGATTTTAGGATTCACCGGTTTTCCATCCTTTTCTTTAGACAGATCCTTAAGTTTAGTTTGGATGTTAGAATAGAAATATGTATTGGCCGTAGTACCTTGTCTGGTGGCAGTAAGACCATTTCCTGCCTGTCCTGTTTCCTTAGCGATAGTACCAGAGTGAGCCTTATCAAGTGTTCCATCTGCATTATAAACAAAGATTTCCCACCATCCTTTCTTAGAGTTAGGGTCAGAGTGAGTAGGCTGTGTTCCATGCCAGATGATAACGTTTTTGCCAAGTTGTTCAAGCTTTTCAGCACTAACCTTACCGTTTACTGCCAAGATATCATTTTCTTGACGGCAGGTAAGTTTTTCATTAGTAGTAGGCAGAGAAGTGATATAGTTTTGGAGGACATCAGCTTCTGTAAATACGTGAGAGGAGTTAGTAGAAGAATAGACACGGATAGAATAAATATCGATGTCTGCCTTCAGTTCACCATTACCAATTACAATAGTTGATGGATTTCCTGCGGTATACCATTCAGTGTTATTAATAGATCCGCCTGCTGTACCGAAAAGGAACTCTCTATTGATTACGCCATTGATAAAGACTTGACAGAGAGGAAGATAATTAGCACCGCCCGCACCTGCATCATAACGAGTGCTAAGATTTACGACAAGATGTGTTCTCTCATCTTCTTGGAATCTAAAGTCTTGCATAGGAACGTTAGCATAGTTCGTAGAGCAGACAGTACCATTCATAGAGTTCAGGGTAATGCCAACGAACTGTGAGCCAATGAAAGAACCAGCTCTAATGATTGGTATATTTTCATCAACTACATTTCTAACGCGATAATCAATTTCGAAGGTCAGAGATTTCATCGTATCGGCAGAGAGGTTAGCGAAAGTAGCCAGCCAGTCATATTCGATAGAGATAGTTTGACCAGATACAACTCTAAGTACTTTCTGACCATCAACATCGGAAGTAATCCAGGCATCATTAATAGCACCAAAGCCTGACCAGTGAGAAGGAATTTCATCACGGCTTGCTAGTGCTTCATTATAGATCTTAGTTGGATTAGCCTCAGAGTTATCACGAACACGAGGATTAAGGTAGAAATCAGCATCTCCGACTGGCGCAAATTTATACGAGTTGTTAATGTCAATTTCTATATATTCTTCGCCGATTGAGTTATAGAGGATATCAACTATATTTCTTTCATCGGTAGTATCTAAGACATGAAGATAACCTTGGAGCTGTTCTTCTGACGATTCTGCTTCAATAGTACAGCCGAATGCATAGATTTGTCCATTAATACGGTCTGATGCAGTTTGAAGCATATAAGAATTACCAAGACTCTGAGAATCGGGTGAAGATGAAACTACAAATCTAAGGTCAATTGAAGAAGAAGCAGGCAGAGTAGGATCGATATTTGATGGAATCCAGACTGAGTAAGAACAGAACTGAGGAATGCTAATATAGTTTTCCACTGTATTTGTCAAGCCTTGCATCATCACACAGGGCTTATACAGATCTGCTTCTTGGTCGTTAATATTGACCACCATTCTCTGAGTCATTGCAACTTCAGAAGAAAGAGTCCCATTAGTTCCGCCATCAGCTGTAATCCAAGCTCTAATTGTTTTAACACCATGAGTAAAGAGTCCTGCCTCATTAGCTGCTGTAATATCAGGTGTAATATTAAAGTGAGCAGTATTGGTGACAGCGTCTAGGACAGCATCAGTTGAATATGTGCCATTTGATCCAGTTACTTCTACAAATACATGCTTTGTTACATCGCACTTCAAAGTCAAGTCAACAGGAAGATTTGGTGTCTTACTAAGGTCGATGATGGTGGATGTACTAGATTGATCCGAGAAGTTACACAAGAGTTCAGTGTAAGTAACGTTAGTAAATTGGATCCATGGTGAAACAGCCGAAGAAAGGAGTGCACCAGAATCGCTCAAAACGTCATAAGAAACACGGAATCTGAAGTATTGTGGATTAGTCTCAGTGAAATACTTACCAATATCAACCATATCCTCAGCGAAGAACGACTCGGATGAATATGAGCCATCTTCATTTCGTTTTGGAGCACCTTTACGGCTGATAGCACTTTGAGTTCCAACCGTTACCCAAGATGCACCATGATCGACAGAGCGTTGAATAGTGATAGTACCATTTGTACTATAGTCATCTCTTTCGCCTGACAAAGCATCCTGATAAAGAGCTCTGAAATAGTAAGGGATGAGATACTGTTTTTCTTTACAAACGATTGCACTACCTGGGTTAAAGTAAGTAAAGATTTCAGCAGTATAGATGTTACCTGGATCTGCCTTAATCTGGAGTACGAGAGAGTGCAAAAGGAGGTCTCGATATTGTTCTGAGGTATTATCGAGAGTATCTGTGCTATAACCATGTTCAGGATCATGCCAATCGTCGAATGCTTGTCTATTAGCAAAGCACCAAATATGATAGTATGAATCTGCGTCTGGGTGTTCTGACAACATTATACATCCATACTTATTTGTTTCGAGATCAGTCAAATTTTCCTTAATAAAATCTTCTACACATTGGCCCGCATAGTTCTCCCAAGGCGTATCCATCGATGGAATTGGATCAGTTATAATACTTTTAGCCATTATTTACGTTTTTATTATAGTATTTCCAGCCTTCGTTTTCCAACCAGGGCTTTGTTGGGACCCAGTAACCAGCACCATAGCATGATCTGATACCTTCCCAAATAATCTTAGTTCCTTGATAAATGGTTTGTAGAGGTTGAGTACCATAATAGAAGTAATCAAACCCCGAATTATTTTTAAAGATTGCCATATTGATTAAACTTTATTCTTCCTCATAAACGGCATAGAGACGAGTTGGATCAATTTGGCCAGCCTCTTTAGCCGCTTCATACTCTTCTTCTGTCATAAAGATCATAGTATTCAGAGTAACTTGACCATTGATAGCGCTTTGATATTGACCGACAGTTTCATCATAGATATCAGAGGAAGTAGCAATAATATGATCATTAGCAGCAGACGTAATTGCATTGGCTAGCTTTGTTTTTCTAATATTAACTGGCATATTACAATTCTTTCTTTAATAATTTAGCTGATATTAATAACCAGCGTTGTACCTGTATTGTATTGGGCTCCAGATTGATAAACCCAATGTGTATAATGTTCAATTTCCTCACCTTCTTCTCCTCCTTCTGAGATTTGGAATTTAGTTATTTCCATTTCGACACCATTAACGATAAAGTGAGTAGGTTGAGTGAGTTCGATAGGTACTTTAAGGAAGAACCATTGATTATTAGCAGAGGTAGATACTGTATAGACTCCAGCAACTTGAGCCGTTGTAATAGGAGTAGAAATATCAGAGATTGCGCTACCAAAACCATAAACTGCATCACCATATGTAACAGGAACAGAAATGCTCTTGGTGAATTCAATTTCTTTATATACTATTTCTACATAGAATAACTGAGTTGCTGAGAAAGTATCAGTAATTGATCCGCTAAAGGTTGCAACATTAGTACCAGTCGCAAAAGGAGTTACACTGTCATTTTGATAAAGCTCAATTCTGTCTGGTACAATATTATCAACATGAGCAGTGACAGTAATAGTAGTTTGCGTTCCAGAAATTACACGAGTAGGAGTAGCGGTTAAAGTGATATTAACTCCTTGCGCCAGGACAGTTAGCTCCTCTTCATGAATTTTAACTGATCTCTCAATTTCTTCAGTTGACAGAATAGTTTTAGTCCAAGAAGCGGGAAGAGAAAAAGTGCTCCCCGTAAAGTTATAACAAAGAACTGACACATTATCCTGAGCATCCTTCGTCTCAAAATAGATCTTAGTTCCAAGTACTTTCAATTCACTAGGCAATACAGAATCAATTTTAGCAACAGCACCAGTCAGATCATAGTATCTAGTGCCATCGATTCCTGAAGTTGGATAGAGACTTGAAAGATTGAAAACATTAATCATATTGGACAAGACGGTTTTAGTATTTGGATGTACTACGGCGTCAGTCACAGTGGCCGGGAAGATGGTTGCTCCCGCTTTGGTCAACTTATGAATTGTTCCCATTCTTATTATATAATTTATGTTTAAACACTGACCTTCCATCCATACCATCCTCAAGTATCTCAGCAAAGTCAGCCTCTTTAATTAAGATATCATCAAGTTCATCAATGTCGAGTTCAGACCATTCCTGATTTTCCAAGACATCAGTATAAGACTTAACGTTCCTTGCTTTTATTTTATTCATCATTTCCCAGATTGGTTGGTATCGTTTATGACCTAATACCCTCTGGACTTCTTTTGATGATATTTTTGGATTTTCAGATAGTAAATGGATAGCAGTAAACCAGTATAGAAGTGGCAGATTAGAGCCATGCATTATAGTTCCACCTGTCAGATAGGTTACATGTTTACAACTCCTACATGTCCATCTTCTTTCAGCTTCACACCAAGTAAACCTATCTCCACCACATTTATCACAGACAAGGTTATTCTTCTCACGAAACAGTCTAAGATATTCTATGCACTGTTCTTCTGTTTTAAATGGTAATGTATCTATTGCGGACATGATTTTTTAGAAACAAGAGGAGAGCTAATACTTTTACATATCAACCCTCCTTTTGTAGAATTAATAGTCATCGAGAATATCAACAGGATCAGACATATATTCAGACATGGTATAATCTTCTAGTTCCATATCATCGAAACTCATCTTTTGTCCTGTATTCTCCCAGTTACCTTCCTCGAAAATAAACAAATAGAAGCTATCAAGACTTTCTACTGCAGCCCATGAATTTTCGGGTGGATTGGGATATGCTTCTTTCAGTTCAGTGACGTTAGAAAATATACCTTTAGATAGTTTGGTATTCTTCAACAGCTCATCAATACTAGTTCCGACAGAAGTAAAATTAGAGTTTATGGAATCTGCTGCGTCCCTCCAATATTTCTGTCTTGATATATAATGTAATTCCATGACTAGGTTGTTTCTGGTTTAAAAATTTTATAGGTAGTGTCCTCGAGTGCTGTGATTTCCAATTTAAAATCCCCAATGCTTAGATTAGGAACATCAAACCGGTAGAATACATTAAACTGGCCACATAATCCAGTAATAACAGTGCCAGTACTAATCAATGTAGCTTTAGTATTAATATTCTGAACACTCTCGGTACTATCTTCTTCTGCCATTAGAATCTTAGATATCTGGAACTTTACTGCACCCCTAGGAATAATGACTGTATCGGCGCCAATAGAGCTTGAGACTGGTGATAATAGATTGCTACTTGAATCATAGAAATTAAAATCTAGATCCAGACCAACTAAGGATTTAAAATAGTAATCAGATATAGCCTCAGTTTCGATATAATCATCTGGGTTCAAGTCGGGATTATATTGATTACTTAGTTCTTTCCATTGACCTTCCATATAATAGTAGATCTTAAAAGAACTAAAATCACTACCTCCTCTAACAAAAACATAATTACCGTTGACAGGATTGGTGATCTTATCAATTACTTCATTTAGGTTATTGAAGACTCCCTTATGTGCTGTTTCGTACCTATCAACTTGTGGATATTTTGTTTGAATGGATCTAAAATTATAATCTATTAAACTTGCAATTCTATCCCAGGTAATTTTCCCTTCTTGTGGAATTGGGTTAAACTTCATATAATATTAGTATGTAAATAATCCGTTGTTGAGTTCAGATATAGAATCAAGGATCTTAACTAATCTTCCCTTAGCAAACAGCAAGAATTTATTTGTATTATAGATTTGAATACATCCATTAAATCCCTGCTTTTGGTTTTCCGTCTGAGGTGTAGTTGAAGCATCCTTATAGCCTTGCGCCACTGTCACTAATCTTCCCTTTACAAATTCAATACCAGAAATACTAGTAAGACTTGTCGAATCATAATGAGTATAGATAGGACAGCTTGAGAGATTAACCATCAAATCAATCTTATAATTCTCTGAGGTAGGTTTGCAAATTTCAGGAAGGATTGAAGTTAAGTTATATTGAATAGAGAGTTTATCTGCTTCCGCTTCTGAATCGAATACATCTGTCAGGTATCCTTTCTCAAACTTAAATACAGCATGAGTAGATTGAAGAATATAATCGAAGCCTTGTGCGAAGCTATCAACTCTAACTACAGCACCAGCATCAATCAAACCAGAAATACCAACCTCTGATGATTCTAGTTTTTCTCCTGTTTCTCCATCAACGAACAAGCCTCTAAATTCACCTCTGGCTGCTACATTATTGAACATAGATTGGCCAGAGAAAGGAATATAAGAGTTAGGAGCATCCACTGTATTTTCCTCAACGAACCAATGTGGATTCTCCTCTTTCTTATCGTTGTTGTCTTGGATAAAGGCTTGAACTGTATTATAATCAGAACCAGACCAAATGAAAGCATCTGAATCGTCATTATAAGAACCAGAGAAACCACCTTTGACTGTGAAACTATCTACTCCTCTTTTACCAACACTAGCTATATTATTGAAAGTGATTTGGTTCTGTTCCTTAGCGAAAGTTGATGTCAGGTACTTATAGTCATTGAATTTAGCTGCAACAGGATCAGTATCAACAGCATTAGGAGCCCATGATGTTCCAACGCTACCAATTTCAACTTTAGGCTCAATCAATTCACCAGTACCATAGATAGAGAAGGTAGTATTATGTCCTTTCCATTGCAGAGTATGTCTAAATACTTCCCAACCCAGATCTTCTACTTCTTCATCACATCTATAGTATTTCTCAACCTCAACAGAAACTTCTCTTTCTTTCTCAACCTCTAAGAAATATCTATAGTAAGGATCGGCAGGAATTTCTACTTCTGCTACGATGTAATATACTTTAACATCCTCTGATTCAATATAAGATACAGTACCAACAGGATATTGACTAGCTTCACCTTCCTGTTTAATAGCTGATTCCATTTGCTCTTCCGTTGGTTCTGGCAGATCTTCCCATACTTTAGAAATAGTTGGATCTGGAGTAAAGAGATAGCGGAAGAATTGGCCTAAGTTATGTTCATCAGGAGCAGGTAATTCAGCTACAGTATGATGAGTTGGGTCTTCAGGGTCTTCAAAAGCATCTCGCCATTCTTGATCATAGCTGTCTGGATCTACTTCATCATAGTCATAGTAAGGTTCTAATACATAATGAGTATAGATATGTGCTAGGTACTTACCATAATACTCAACTTCGGCGGCAGGGAATTCTTCAACATTAATAGTCTCATAGATTCCATGTTCCTGAGCTTCTTCCTTAGTTACTTCTGTCCAATGATAGTGACTAATTCTTGTTGTATCTGTCCATTCATTTTCATCAAACGAAACGGTAGCTGAACCATTGATTTTATATGAGACAGTATAGTACTCATCAAGTTCAAAAGAGGGAGAAGAAATTGTCTGCCAAAGTGAATTAGTTGAAGCAGGAAGTTTTATAGCAAAGCCTGATTGTGCTTCTGGTTCTGGTATAATCTGATCTTCACCAACATTATTCCAGTATTTGCCAGCATCACTATAAATTTCAGAGTGTTCAGAAACAGGAGAACTTTCATCAAACTCAACTGTCTCATAATCACCACAGAAAGAAGAGTTAAGAAGGTAATTCCAGACACCAATCTTAGACAATGAGCGATCAAGAGTCTCATCAAAACCATCGATAGTCTCTGTAACATTCTTCTCAAACGTTTCTACTTCTTCTCTAATCTCAGTCTGGAAAGCTTCAGTCCCTTCTTCAATAGCAGTAATTCGATTGGTATTTGAATCTATCTTTTCCTCAAGATAGTCCTTAGTTTCAGTAATGGCATCAGCAACAGAACCTTCTCCAACATCACCAATTTTATTTCGAAGATTAGCGTCAACAGTAGCAATAGTTTCTGCCACAGTGCTTTCGCCAATATCACCTACCTTTTCTCTCCAGGCATGATCAACTCCAGCAATAACTTCAGCAACAGTCGACTCGCCAATTTCACCAATCTTGTTATAGACTTCATTAATCTTTGTATCGTATCTGTTATCTACCTCTGCAATTTTATCAGAGACAGTAATTCTTCTTTCGGTATCAATACAAAGATAGTAAGTTAGGCCGTGATTATAAGTTACATATTTACCGAGCCACTGAGCAGAAGGAGTAGGTAGAGAGGTAACTTCTATAGCTGTTTCTCCGTCAGGTAGAAGTTCGCGTTGCCATTCATATATATTAAAATCACCCAAGTCAGCATAAATCTGTTCGACCTTTACTTGAATATCGCCTGCCAGTCTACTATCTACCTCGGAAATGTTAGCGGAGAGTTGATTATCGGCAGCAGTAAAGTCGGTTCTGATTGCTGTTTCTCGTGCATCAATTTTCCTATCTAGAGCTTCATCACCCTCAATCCTCTCATTAGTAAGTTGGGTTTTGGTATCAGAAATAAGTTGTCGAAGTTCAGCAACAACATCCTCAAGAGCTTGACTTCCGTTCTCAATCTTTTCATCAATTTCCTCTTGTGAATAGATATCAGCAGAACATCTAATACCACCATCCTTATAATACCAAATTAAGCCATCAGAGAGGTTAACATATCTGAAAGGACCACCAGTAATAGGTTCTAGCTGCCTCTCATTATTGACTGCATAGCAATAACACGGCTGGTCATCTTCATTTTTAACAATATAGATTTCACCATGAGACAAGAGAGATACATCAGGATATTCTCCAGGTGTAGTCCAGACATCTTCAATTAGAGATTCAAGAGCTCCGGAAAAGATGATTTTATAGGTATTTCGTCCAACGCCATTTTCTAGACCGATAGCTAAGATAAGATCAATTTCCGTCGGATCATTATCTAAGTCTCTATAATATCTAACTACGACAGGCTGGCCAACTCTATTAAAAAAATTATCAAGTGCAAGGACGGCCTGAGAACGGGATGGCTCTATTGTAGAACACCTTGCAAACCTAATTATATTTTTAGCTTCTAATGCCATTGTATATAGTTTATAAAGGGTTAAAAAAGAGGAGAGTAAACTAACTTTTTTAATCATTAATCTACTCTCCTTTGTCATCTATCAAGTATAAGAAATCGAAGAACCTTATACCTGCGTTTTGTTCATTTCAGGAGCTTACTTTTTGAAAATTACACGGAAAGTTTCGACAAGCAGACCAGGAACCCATTCAATTGAGATTCTATGGTTATTCATCATATTAAACTCAATGGGATTCTCCAGTTTAGCCAGGTCGAATTCTTTACCATCAATCTTAACGATAGCGAATGGATACTCCTCTTTAAGTTCGGGAGAGGGTGTAAGATTAACAGTAACAGTTGACATTACACCAAATTCGCCATACTTATTCGCCCAGATTTCAGAACCTTCATTACCGTCCTGATCAACTAAAGAGATTTCACTTGGAGCCTTATCTGTATTAAAATCATACCAGAGGCTTTCATCATCTCCTTGCCAAGCACCTGAAACTCTAAGTGCCTGAACTAACAAAAGATCTTCTACTTTCTTCATCGTTTTGATAAAATTAGTGCATTGATTCTAGAAATTTCTTGATTAACAATAGTCTTAATTTTACTAGGATCATATTCATCTTCTTCTGGATCAAACCATTCTAAAACTATGAGTCCGATTGGCTGTTCTATACCTGGAATAGATACGAATGCCAGTCTATAATCCTGTTTAATTTCTGTAGCTTGGGGACTAAAGATTTCCTCAATACCTGGATAAGCATTAATAAAAGCATAATCCCTTGCGCCACTACAGAATACAACAGAATTAGGATCCTGTCTTAGGTGATCATATAAAGAAGTAATATTACCGACATTAATATCATGTAACATACCGCTAGGGCACTTGTGAACACCATATTTTGTCGTTTGCATAACTAGATCAATATACTTAAAAGGAATTCCAACTAAGTTTTCTTTCGAGTTATGATATTCAAAGTATAGGAGTCGATCTGCGTTGGTGGAGCTTCTCATTTCTACAAGTGTTGGGTACAATTTCGCTAAGAGCTCATCCCTCTTTCCCATCTTCGCACTATGTATCTCCTCATTCAGCTCATCAACAAATTCAATCGTACTCTTAATCACTTCCCTAATATTGAAAATCGCGAACATAACCGTTACAAACAGAGAGTACTTCAGAATCTTTTTGAATCCTAAGCGCTCATCTAAGAAGGCAATGGATTTCGAGATTTTATAGAAAGAATTAATTATAGCTTCAACCATACTTAACCTTCATCTTTTCTTATTTTGAAGTTTAATTTTACTGTTGAGTTATTATTAGTGTGATACCAACTAATTCAATGGAGTGGCGTATTGTTGAGAGATTAATCACCCAAACATCACCAGGAGCACCATTGCCAGTTATTGACCAAGTCGGATTAGAATTTCCTGGTACTCTACAATCAAGATAAGACTGTTCAGAATAGCTGGTTAAACTAATTCCGATAGTATCAGGATCTCCATATACCAACACCGGCTTAACTGTATTACCTTCAAAACTATTAGGAATCGGTTGGCCCGGAGTTAAATCACCCCAGACTGTTGTGAATTCTATCGTCTCACCTGCCGAAATATTAACACCTTCTATATTCTCAAAACCTTCTACATTATTATACTCAGGGAAAATCTTAGTGACAGCGTCGAAGTATGCCCTTATTCCATTTCCTCGTCTATAAACTAATGTAGATTTCCAACCAGGTCGAACTATACGTGTTGTGGAGGAAGGATCATCTGGCGTAGTACTAACATAAACGTCTTGATACCACGTAAGATGCCTGATGTTTATTGATGGAGTAGTTGAAGCACCCCCACAATAGATAATAGCACTGTTGGTCGAAGCATCAATGGTAACACCGGGAGTTCTACTAGCAATAGGTAAGAACTTAATATTACCAAGGTCTGAGTAACTTAAATTATACTTCAATCTATTATCATCGAAGAAATAACTAATAGTAGAGGTGTCAATATCTGGAGCATCGGAAGAGCAGATTAAAGCATTAGGAGCATCGGAAGGACTAGGAAGTAAGCCCTGCGATAAACCCCAAATACTAGAATAAACACTACCATTCCTAGTTTCTATATTGATATCACCAGAAATGTAAATTAATTGATCTATATATGAATTTTTTCTGTACTTAATCGAATAGGTAGGAGTAGTTAAATCTATATCATCAATCGAGAAATGTAGACCAAAATTATAGAAAAAGGTAAACCAATCTCTTATCTTTGAATTAAGCACTTTATATGATAACCTAAATGATATACCAGACGAAAGCAAAGAGATACTGTTAAAGTACTCGGAGGCAGTCATCTTATTACCGGAATCATCCCACAACTCCTCACTCAAGAAATTAAACTCCCCTGATGTTCTAATGTCTTCTTCACTAAAACTCTGAACTCCCCATACCTTACTTTCAAGATTATAATAATTCCATTCAGCCTCAGTAATAGAGAAGGTTTTATCAAAGTCAGAGACATTAGTAATCGAAGGCAATGTATAAGCTTCTTCTTCACTAGTTCCTGGAGTGATATAACCATTTGGAGTTAACTGATAGGACTTAGTAAAATAATTCCACTCCCAATCATAAATAGTATCATCAGAGTGAGACCTAACACACAAAGAGAAAGAATCTTGATATACACGGAACTGACCTACAATCGAACCGTTCTGATCCTTGATAGAAACTAGATTAATCAGTGAGGTAGTAGAGTCCCATGGCGAAGCCGAACAATTAGGAATGAGCTGTAAATTAACCTTGCATAGAAGCGTTCCTGAATCTCTATCTTCTTCTATTGATTCTATCTCACTTGACTTAACCAAATCTCCAGACAATGTAAAATCTTGAGAAGTAGTTCGAATGAAAATACCACTATCTTTATTTATACCTGAACAATCAAAGTAAGGACAAGACAGCTCATCATCATAATTTACTACTATTTCACTTGGATCTTGTAAAATTGTAAGGTCAGCAGTGATAGAAGACAAGTAAGATTTGGGTGAAGACTCTGGAACATTGATGGAAATTAGAGTTGACTGTGAAGTATTAGCGGGAGGGAAATGTAATATTACGTTTGGTCTTGGATTTGAGAAGATAGAACCAGAATTTTCTTCTATAATCTCAGCTTCAATACCACTATCAATAGGAATATCTAAATAATCTCTGTAAAATATTCCACCACCCTCTTCAATAACAGTACCGTCTTCCTTAAACTCATAGACACCAATACTCAACTTTAAATCTCGACTCGTATGACAATTAAGTCGCATTGTATTAACAGAAGAGCCTTGGACAAAACCATTAATTGCTGTTGACCATTCTTCTTTTTTATTCAGGTAGAGTCTATAGAGCAATATACCAGGGTAACCATCACGACGCAAAACACTAATTAGCTCATTATTTATCAGAACAGTCCCATTATCATTCAATAAGTACTTACCAGAGAATAGACGTTTGTTAGAACCAAATGCATAAGACTGATTAAGTTGAATACTAGAGACTAAACCCTCTGTCAATAATCTATTTCCAAAAATTATTCTTGTTTGGTAGAGATTTGGTTCTTCAGCAAAATCAGCATTATTAAAGAGAGCAGAACTAGAGGCACCGCCAGGATCAATAACACTGCTCGTAATAGTTGGATTATCACTTTTAACCCAGGAACTCTCCGCTGTAACATGTATATTGGAGAAAAGACTACTACCCGGAATACTGTTAGGATTAATATAATGAGTATAAGTAAGCGTAGTATGAGAAGTAGGACTAACCGTAAGGAAATAAGTATAAAGGCTAAAACCATCCAGAAGCTCTTTCAGGTACCTATCCATTCCGGTAAGATTAGAAAACTCACTTGCAGAAGGATAACCATGAAGCTGAGTGAATATCTCATACCACGTTCCCTTAATCTCATCTATTCCAGCTAAGGTGTTTGGAGCAGGCCCGAATTTTAAATCAAGTCTACCTACCAAAGGACCAGCTGAATTATTTACTAGGCCACCTGATACAACTAGAGTCAATTCTACTTTATATAATCCAGTTCTTGTATCCAACACCCACATATCAGGAGTAATGTTTGAACACTGAGAACCATTATAGGTAAAATAGAATGTATGACCCGAGTAATTATCATAGGTAGTAAAGGTAGGTGTTATCGAGTAGAAAATAGCATAACCATTTCTAGCAGAAGATTTAATTCCTGGCTGATCTGTCTCTATTGTAACTTTATGACTTCCTATCTGACGTATTAAGAATTCACTGTTATTTGTCTTACGAACACCATCAAATGAAATTGTAAATAAGTCAGTATAATCCGGTTTGTCAAAAAGGTATAACCTACTAGTATTAACCTGAGTACCAGATGAATAATCTATACCTGAATTCTCAACATATCCAAGATTAAGTAATGGGAGACCCTTATGCTCTAGGTAATAATCAGTTTCAAGAGTCAGTCGAATCAATGTCTTCTGCTCCCACTTATTTTCACCATTAAGAACAAGATATTGATGCGTTGTTACATAGCTTAAATCAGAAGTTGAAGAGGAAGAATCACCGACGGCTTCAAATACTTGACCGTAATTAGATCGATATATCAACGCCTCTTTACTCTGATAGTCATTACCAAACTCAATAATCTTAACTACTTGCTGTTTATTTTCAAGGTGAACATATGGATTCTTTATGGCGGATAAATAAATTGGAATCGTCTCTACTGTCCCAGCTGTATTAGTAATTGTAATATGACCAATTTCTATGTCTTCTGAATTAGCATAGAATGGAAGATCCGCAATAGCAATATAGAATCTATTACTGTAGTCCTTCGTTTTTATATTTTCTAAGCTGGTCCGTGTCTTTTCAACATCAATATCAGAACTAATTGATGACTCAGGAAAATAACATAATCCAAAATCACCTCTCCAGTTAACATCAATCGAAATATTTACCGGAAGACCAGACTTAAGATAGAATGAGTATAAACCTACCTCAGATACTGTGATTGACTCAGTATGTTCTATTATTGGGCTTTCTTGAATATCATAAAATATTGCAAGTGGCTTTATTCTATCACCATCCTGAGCGTCCTGATATGCTGTTCTAATCCAAAGTGGCTGTGACTCATACATCCGAACAATATCTGGAGTACGGAAAACTTCAAAATAATTATTCTCAGACGGAAGTTCTATGCCCGATATTAATTCATCTATTAGTTTAAATTCATATCTTATCGGATTCTGAACTACCTTAGATTGATTAAATACAAGGTCTTTTACTTCTGTTCCTGAAACTACTGTCCCATTTACTACAAACCAATCCTCTTTAAATTTAACAGAACAGGTTTTATCTTCCTCAAGGTAACAATAGTCTTCAAGGTATTCACCAGCAAAGAATTTAATATAAACAGTATTATCCGGCGTAAAAACTATATGTTTCGAATCACTGGAATAATAATCAGTACCATTCTCTGAGAAATCCGCACGCAATGTTAGCTCATTAAATGTTTGAACAGCATGAAACTCGTAAGAATTCTCAAACTCAGTACCAGATTCATCCTTACAAATAACAACTAGATTATGATAACTACCTGAGATTAATACATCCCTTGGTTTAAAGAATTCAAGATTATTAGCTACGTTAGTCTTTATAAACAGATCAGCTTCAAAATAGACTTTATGTTCCGAGTCTGTTTTCTTCTGCCACATCTGATCTCCTTTAGGATAAACCTGTAAACACCCTGGTACATCTTCTATATCAACAGGACAACCATCAGGATATTCAATAAGACCAATATCATCATCAAGATATACAGAGAAATTCTGAGATGGATCAAATTCTTCTGTTACTGGTTGATAATGAACAATAATCTTACAAAATGGAATCTCGGTATCTCCGTCTTCATCTTCTTTTTGATAAGCTAAAAATAATGGAAGAGAATCTGAAAACTCAAATGTTCTAGATAAAGAAGATGCGTTTATTACCTCAATTGTACTATCTGCAGTCGTCCTATAAATAGAAACTTGAGTAGGCTTAGTGTTGAATGTTGAGACTACTTTTTCCCAATCCTCTTTACTATTTAAATATTCATCATTCTGAACTCTATCAACAGTAAAACTTCCTATATAGTTGGTTAGAGGCACATCTGATGGACTAGAACAGCCTAAGGTGTATATCTTATCGCTAAAACTACCACTAGAAACTTCCTCCTGCGTATCAGAATCTACTATAGAAAAACTAGGAACAGTTGTCATATCTAGTCTCCAATCTGTATATGCCGAAGGAGAAGAATCAACAACATGAGAACTACCGTCAATTTCATACTGAGATTGAAAGCGAAGGTTAAATTCCCTTGTGAGATCCTTATTAAATATGGCACTACTAAGAGGAGCCGGTGTAGAAGTAGCAGTCATTAATACAGAAGAAAGAACTATATCCTCACGATGATTTTGAACAACATAGAAAGTAAATGTCTGAAAAGCTTTATCTGATGTGTCTGCCTGTTTAATTGTAACTGGTGACAAAGTAGACGTTTTAGTGGAATAATCATAAGGGTACCAATTCAGCTCCGTATTTGCCTTATCTAACCAATATGAAAGATACGTTTCTACATATACTCTTCCACTTTCATCCGTCTTTTTAGATAATGTCTCCAATACAAAAGGCAATTCATAATCATTACCTAGAAAACTCTCATAAATTCTATCATAACTCAAAGAGAAATAATCAGAAACTGAAGGATCTTGATAGTCTTCAAGTTCATCAGATCTCAGGTAATGTCGGATATTAAGAATTCTAACTCTATCAGATACTCCCTCTGGAACTTCACCTGGCAATACAAAGACAGGACCTGATGGGAGTGAAGTAGATGAAAGATGATAATATTCTGTACTATAAGAAACAGTCCAATATGGGTCTTTCACCATTGGTATTGAGTAAGTCTTTGAGGTATTAACGAAACTTTCTCTTTCAAATTCACTTTCGGTTGGTCTTTCCTCCTGAAGATTCTGAACGTTACAAAGTCGATTTACCTTAACAATACCAATATTCTCTAAAGAGTCTAGTTTTTCATTTGAGAACCCAGAGAAATTAAAAGAGAGTTGATAAGACAGCATTACAGCACTATCATTCCAATCTATATAAATTAAATCACTTTGACTTGGCGCAGGGAAAACTATCTTATGTGCTGTCTTGGTTTTTGGATAAACTGGCCACCAAGACCCCCATCTTCCCTGACTCTCATTCCTCATGCTCAAATTACAACCTACATAATCAGCACTACCAGTTTCTGTAAAGTTAAGATCAGACTCTATCGTGATTTCTCCCAAAAAGTTATAGTCATGATATGTAGCCTCTCTATTCTCATTATTATTATTTAGCCAATCATTCCACTCATCCTCACCTGGTTTAAGATAAAATGTAGCATTATAAATCTTTGATCCGACGTCATATTCCTCAAACAATAAACTAGTTGAATTATCACTATCTGTTATTGTTGTTATACGAGATTCAAAATGATTTGCTTTTTCTGAGAGATAAAGCTCTGGCCTACATTCCTCAGACGACACTATATTTACTTCTTCTACATCCGCCACTCTTTTCAATGCCTCTGGTGCAAAGAAATAATTGACATAAAATTTAAAGTGAGCAGGAGAAAAATCCCATAAACCGTCCGACCCTTCAGCTAGTGGTGCAGGAAGCGATGAAGTATTTATAGTTTTTGTTTTCTCTTCATCATAGTAGAAAGTAAAATCAGGGAGAGGAGTATAGAAAACCTCTGGATCTTCTTCATCCTGTATCCATTCAGTTATAGGACAAGGAATATTTGCTCCAAGTTTTATATCTGAGCTGCCATACTTTAACGAAATTGATTCATCCCAAGCTTCTAGATTCGAATCTTCAAAATATTCAAACCATATACCAGACTTAACTGAAATATAACTACCATCAATAATATCATAATTAACGGTACCTACTAAATCTTCCTTTGAACCATAGAATCTTACACAAAGCTGAAAATGAAGTTGGTTATTTGGTTCGTATGGTGGAAAGATTAAACCAGGGACATCATTATTGCCTTTATAACCTGTCGGAGCAATCCACGCATCAAAGAGTTGTTTTTTGTATAATTCAATTTCATTATCAGACTGTAAAACATGAGTAGATTTTTCAAACTGGTATACTCCCTCAGAAACCTCAACAATACCACGAACATTTATACCTGCTTTGAGAATACCACAACATAGGGTATCTGTTGAGTAATAAGAAAATGTTTTGTTAGTATTATTAATTTTACATGGCCAATCTACATCCTCGTAAAAAGAAGGTTGACCAGGAATATCCTCTAAACTAATCTTCACTTCCGATAATTCTTCTAGAGTAGTTTCTTTGTTTTCACTAATCTTCTCAATAGGAACTCCATTTGAGATAAGATATTCATCATAAACTACTCGTCCAGTTAATGAAATTATCTTAAGGTATGGATTTTTAAAGTATAGTGCAAAATCATTACCATCATAACTTCCAGATTTACTTTCCCAGTACCATTCTCCTTGTGCTGTTGGGAGACCATAAATTACAAACCTACCGTCTGATAATTGTTTAACGCCTGGAGCTCTAAGAGAAAAACTTTTGACTACACTATAGACATAAGAATTTGTATTTTCTCCATAGGTATTAACCCTATTTTCTCCAGCAGATGTATTAGTAATTAGATAACGGTAGAAAGAGTCTCGAGTAATGATTGTACTGGGAGAAGTAGTATCAGAAAGCCACATATTTCGGCCAGGATCACCACCAAAACCCTCTCTAACTACATTATCTATATTTACTAGGGACGATTCTATGTTCTGTATATTAAAATCAAAGCCATCTAATTTATCTGGGAACTCAATGGTAAACAAATTATTTCCAGCGCAAAGCTCAATATTACCTGTTTCGTTGTAAAGTACGAAGGCTGGAGACAATGTTTTAGTTCTCATATCAAGTCTGGCCGTAAAATAGATGGCTTTTATCTCAGTTTTGACTTCAGCCGGAATATTAAACCGTAAAGATCTAGTAGGAACATCATAGATAGATTCAAATTCTACCTCTTTACCTGTTACCATTATATTTTCGATGTCTGTATATTCCGAGAAGCCATATCCTTCAAGCCTTAATGTATTCCCAATTTTGTTCGAAAAGTCCCTTAATAAACTATTGTACTTGATTAACATAGATTACAAGAAATTAATTTTATTATGATCAGAGTCCATGTAAAATAAGAATCCACCAAAAGAATCAAATATTTCTGGAACTTTACCTGATGTGTATTTTGGTATATAATTCCTTCGATAATTATTCAGTGGAGTCTTATAAACATAGGACTTTTTATTGATAACTTTAACCTTATCCTGATTATTATTGACCAGAGAAAGATCTATACATTTTTCCGTCTGCAATAATTCTCCTCTTGAACCTTGAAATAGAGTATAGGTTTCACCATCATCAATCATAATAGCCGAATCATTAATGAACCTTACTTTATCTATTTCAGAAGAGTCAATCATAACAGTCAGATTAGGAGAAGAGACAAACCAAACAGATTCATCTCCACGTAAACGACAAAACAAAACCCATGAACCAACTAAGCGCTTTATTTGATATCCATACTTGTTCTCTTCCTTAGTAAAATCATAAGACAAACCAGAAAGAAATGGATATCGCTCAAGCATCGAAGTCACCTTGGAATATTCACGAGTTTCAAAACACTCATATATTTTAGCCGTTGGATCAAAAGGATTAATAACGTACCCTGACCTTGACCTCCTTATCCAGTCTTTAAGCTGTGTATCATAAATGGCCATAGAATCGTCAGATAAGGTACATACTAGATACTTACCTGCACCATATTCAATTTTCTGAACAGATAGACTCGAAGAATAACTAGGTAATGTTGCATACTTCTTTCCCTCAGTATCAACCAACATTAACGGCCGATTGAAGTGAGAGAAATTACCAGACTTAGATATACATGAGATAAAATACCTAGTATACGTCTCATCCCACATATAAATTACAAAGTTAGCATTATGTAACCCTAGCTGCCAATGTTTCCAACCATCATAACCCAGATAATTGAACTCTTTATCCTTTAAGAAATCCAGACAATACAGACCAGAAACATCATAGGAGCCTGTACCTGGATTGTAAACTAGGCTACCATCTCCAAGCGTTCCAAGACTATCACTATAATATTCCCGAAGAGGTAAGGATTCTACATACTCTGATACTTTCTTTGATGATGAATATTCCCACAAGTTATCTCCCAAAGCTGTCGTATTCCTCTTTCCTCTAACACCAGACAATGAGTTCTTTATTTTAATTACTAAAGATGCTTCACCAGTAATACTAGAATCAAAACTAGTATAAATCTCCAACTTGCTACCTCCCTGAAAATTGGAAAATTCAGTGTAGCCCAATGGTTTACCAGTTGAATCTACATAAATAATAACGTTAAAATTAGATAAAGAACCCGGAGTGTAATAATAAGGGGTATTTTCATCGAAGTCTTGACGGTATAACTCTACACAAGGAAAGCCACCAGACATTAAATCCTCATATATTTCATCAAGAGAGTAGATTGTTAACCTCTTACTTTCTTTTTCTATCAGATATTCCTTTTGATTGTAAACTACTATATGAGTGCACTGTAATATGGAACTAATAATACCAACTAAATGTGTGGTATATGGTTTACCTATGTTTGCTTCCATTCACCTACAAAACATTCACTAATAATACATTCAGTTATATCATCATTCCCAGGCCAGATTCTTAGCTTTCGATCAATGTATTCTACTTCAATATCAGGGAAGCTTAATACATAATTTTCATCTAGTCTAGGTAAAGTAAAACTGCTAGTCCTAATTTCATCATCATTCCTCTTACAGCACTGATAACTAACCTGAGCAGAACCAGTAGAGTAGGAAGAAAGATCTAATGACGAAGTATAAGTAGGGTCTGATGGCGAAATCAAAAATCCAGATGACTTAATATTTCTTACCCTTGATGTGGAGATATTATACTGATAAAGAGAATCACGCGCCTCCAACTTACCAAATAATTTATCATACTCCGTCTCTATAACCCCTGTAACATCCTCTCCCTCTGATAATTCTCGATGAAAGGGAATAGAAGACTCTGTCGATAAGATACCATCATTATAATCTACATGCATCGGGTCTGTATTCATTTCACCAGGACCAGAAAGTGTTAACCCATAAATAAAGTAAGTATCTTCATTTGGATTATAAGAATAGTATAAAGTGGTTACACCTATTTTATATATGTCGATTTCATCTTCTGACCCTACTTCAACTTGCTCAGGATACTTATAATATATCTCCTCAAACTCCTCAGAAGAAACAGATTGAGATATAATAGAAATAAAAAAGTTGTAATTAGGACGAAGATATTTATACTGCTCACTATAAAAGACTATTCCTGGGAGATTGAAAGACCTACTCTCTAAGATATCATAAAGTCTTGAACATCTTAATAGATCTTGACCAGGTAGAATTTTAGTATTTGTAGCAGTATTAACTAGAGTCAAATCATCTATTCTTATTTCTCCAACCTCAACAGCATCATCTGGTTTGATTAATGTTAAAGTCTTCATGATTCAGTAAGATATTTAGTCTTTACATATGCATCAACTATCGAGGCATTCTGTTCACCTAAAGTTATCGTTATTATGTTATCAGTACCAGAAAACTCGAATAAAACACTAACTAACCACCCCTTTGATCCGCTTCTATAACTCACTGTACGACTATCCGCACCATCCTCTGGCTTAAACTGTAGAACATCAATAGTCATAGTCTCAGTTGCTAGAACATCAGAACCATCATTAGTAGGAGTAGAAGACATAGTTAAAGTTATTGGCAATCTTCCTGACGGTGCAATTAACTCCTTGAATTTTGACCCTGATACTAGTGTTATCTGAATAGTTCTAGGGTTGGTGATCTTAACATAATCTGGTTCAGAAATGGCTAAATCGAAGATAGACTGAATACAATAAGATGAAACCAGATTCTCAGTTGCACGCCTAGTATCCTCCGCCAAAGCAATATAGTAGTTCTTAATTCTTCTAAACTTGTCCATTAAAGAAGCATCACATTCAATACCACTTTCCCAGGCAGACGGAGTAAAATCAACCCCATAATTTAAGAACCTAGTAAAATAAGCCCCTGTTGTCGGATCAATTAACTCCTGAACTCTAATGGTCCTTGTAATAGTAGAAGAAACATTATAAGAATATGTACTCTGCCGAACAATACACCAACAATTATCCGAGAACTCATTATATATTTCTGGCAACATCGACTGTACTACCGACCTGTCTACTAAAACCATACCATTATTAGATTCTTTACTCAACATTAACGACGCTAATTCATCATTTGTAGTAAAGATCTTAGTAATAATCCCCTGAGCATTCAACCCAAAAAACTGAGACTGAAGGATTTTATATAGAGCAGTCGAAGACACATACTTATCAGGAGCACTATAACCACTATCTTTTAAATCAAGAAAGGCCTGATAATCCTGAACTGAACCAAGCTCACCAGGATAAGGAGTGTAGTTCGTGGAGTTGGCCGGATCTTCACCCTTTATGTACCCTTCCCCTGATTTTGGAGTACATATATAAATCAAATCCCCGGCAACTACAAAATCTCCTTTTTCAAATTCTAAGGTGTCCTGATATAGAAACATACCTCGAATGGATTTTCCGTTTATATTCATGCTACATTTAATTCTATATCAACATCGTAAAAGAGATTGGTGAAAGTTAAACACATCTCTTCATTCTCAAGCTTATCCAATTTAACCCAACTCTTCCCAGCAAAAATTTCAACTTCTGCAGCTAAGTTTCCAACAGTTACCTCTCTAACTATAGCCTCCCCCGGTCCTAGCTTAGCAGTAATTTTAAACGCTAAATCTGTATCGTCTGAACTCCAAGAATGACCCTGAAGAAAAACAAACTTAGAATCCATGTTATAAGATTTGTAAGCGAGATCAGATAAAACTCCGAAATCTGGTGCTACCTCCTGCTCTGAATAACTCAATAAAACCCCTAAGAAATTATTAGATCGGAAGGACATTTTTACTGGACGAGGAGATAGAGATAACGAATAACTGGCCATAGTATTATTAAATTTACTCTTAGGCACATAGTTCGAATCTATCTCGGGTGATTCTTCGTTTTGAGGAGTTAAAAGACCTGGAATTAAAGAGTTGGCAGGATTATAATGAACAGTTAGGAGAGTAAATGACGAAGTCGGAACAGAGAACCCAGAATCCTCACTATCTTCCTTCTCTAACCATATTTCATCTTCCTTAAATATCGTTCCTCCTAAATTCAAATAATATCTGGTGTTCTTTGGTTCTGTTGTAAAAGAATAAGAATTGAAAGGACCAGGAACGGAAGAGGTTTGAATTAGAATATATGTCAAAGACTTATCAACCCTAACATCAAACACTCGATCTTTCAAAATTTTCTGCCAGGTACTGTCGGAGTCTTCATTATAATATATCTCAAAAATAAATGTGTTCTTATCTTCCGACAATACAAGACTATAATCCTCTCCGGCTATTGGTATTGATCCTGTTGGCGAGTAAAGACTATAACCTGACTCTACATCAACAGTAAATTTAATCTTATTACCTGGATTATTATAGACACACAGAAAATTACCTGGAGAGATAATGGTGGAATTCGAGTAACCTACAAACTCACCTTTCGTATTATATCGAGCTGCATTAACCCTAAACTCAATCGCCTTATAAACCTTTCCTGACAAAACCTCTTTATCAATCCAGGCAGGTGATATTGATGGAACATTCCCTGAGCCGTCCTGTAAAGATAACCACTTGTCAGACACTACTTCACCCTCCCGATAATATCTCTTCTTCTGCCAGGACCCATCAATCATCCCCAGTTTAGACCTAGCAATAATAGAATCAGAAACCTTAACCTGACCTAGTATATTACCATTCTGTAAGTCTTTGAAGGGAGAGGTTAATGAGGGACTCGAATATAACTCATCATTCCTCAAACACAGGTCCTTCTTATTACGACAGGGATTAATAGAAGAGTTATAGGCCGAGTAGGATACATTAATTGCTTGGGTCGCTACTTCTTCTGGCTTAATAAGGAACCAAACTACATTACGACATTCCTTCTCACCATCACCATCTAAATTAGCCTCAATAACTACTGAAGATGTAAGATCATAAAATTCTATCTTATCATAACCCTCTGGAATATCTAATAGAATAACTGAAACCTCCGAAATTGTAACTATTCCAAAATAATTATCCCCCGACGTTGAAGTATCCGATTGAGAGAAAGTTGGAAACAGTGAATACTCCAAGGCCTTTAATGACTCCAATCCTTTATCAAATTTTTCCTGTATGTCGGTGGAAATATAAGATAAAAGTGGAGTATCATTAAATTTGTCCTTGGCGATTCGATATAAGAAGTCATACTCAGAAAAATCAGATATCCCAGCAAAAGTAGATGAAGTAGAATTATATTTTACAATGGGAGATAATTCAGACCCAGAAATTTTAACCTCTCGAATGGCCTGAATTTTATCTGACTTTCTTAATTCAACTTTCATCTTTAATAATATATTCTAAATAGTTTTTAACACCGGACATCAGAGAGCTATTGATGGAATCGATAATCTTCAATTTCACTGTCCCTATCTCAATCTTAGAACGGTCTGGATTAAAAAACAATAAGGACCCAAGAAAAGAACGTAAGCAATTTAAATAATGCCCCTCGTCTGATGTTGTGACTGAGTTAATGAAGAATTTCAATATAATACCATCATACTCTACAGACCCTATATCTATGTCCAAGTATTTTTTCATAAGCGAGAATACATGTGGAGTTCCTTTAACACTGTAGAATAAAGAGGTGACATAAGAAACTATACCCGACCAATCAACATTATCACTCAAGTTCTCCCGCCCTAAAGTCATCTCCACAAAACGCTTTACCGGATCTACCCTTAAATAAAATCCAGAATAATCATCAATACTCTCCGTCGGATCTGTATAATAACCACCATCTCCATACGCCTTTATCATACGACATAGCTGATCGTATAACTCTAGCTTCTTGAGATTCTCTGGTACGTATAGTTTCATATAATAATAGATTTAACAGTTGTATTGAGATTAAATGATATCTCGAAATAAGTATAAGTCAGGTCCTTCGGTTGATCTGCAGGCTCTCCATTTTCATCCAACCATAAAATCTCTATCCCCTTAATTTGACTAACATTCGAAATCTTGGAAATTGAACTCTTAATGGTTTCCTGTGAGGCGATCAAGTCAACATTAAACTTATTCTCGTACTGATCAAATATCTTCTCTAACGCTACAGTCAAGTCCTCAGTATCACTCGTTGTATATAACTCGATCTCTAAGTTATATATTACATTCATCATCTCACCAGGCTCTATCGTTATGTCTGTGGTTATATAATAAGAGGAACGCTTGTCTCTGTATTGCTCGATCTTAGACTCTGGCAGTAAGTTATTCCTATTCTTCGGCACATACCATATAAATAATCCTGTCGTACCTGAAGAAGCATTGTAGGTAAATTTATATGATGTGCCAGAGGAAACAATATAATCTGCATAGTCCTCCTCTAATATCGAAGTAACATCAGCATTAGAACGAAGAATTGAATTATCATATCTATCCCTGTTCGCCTTGTAATGAATGCTAACTAATGAATCACGACTGCCTTCCTTAATGCCAATAATACCGGGACCAAACTCTTCCTGACCCTTAAATACATCCCAAGTCGGATCAGTCGAAGTATAACAAGAATCAAACGAAACCAACTCAGCACCCTTCACATAGAGTTTAGCTAGCTCCGATGTATTATACGAATCTAACTCCGAATATTTGAAGTATTTAGCCGAGAGAGTTTCATTAATCGTCGATATCTCATTCTCACCTGGATTGACAAATAACCTGGAACCAAATGAAGGTAATGTTAGGTCAAATACATCACCGTCTAAGATGTGATCTGAAAAGTTTCTTGTGACAGGCTTAACTTCACCAGCATATTCCACCAAGACATCATTACTTAAATCCTCCTCCATAGTCTCTACATAATATGGATTAGACGATGTTAAAGTCTTCTCCATCTCATACGTCTCCTTAGCAATCAAACCTAAAATAGGAGTAGGAGTATCAGAGGGAAGTAACGAGGTCTCACCAAATACAAAACCACCCAATAAAGAAGTATCAGTCAACTCGGGAATCTCAGTGGTCGTATCCTTCACGCACTTCTTCCCCACCACTAATATTACCTCAGCTATACTATCTTTTAATTCAATAGAGGGGTCGGGTAATGAATTTTCGTACTGATAATCATAACTCTCTGACTTCTCTATCTCCTCCCAATAAGGCTCCACTACTACCTGATAATATAACCGAGAATCAGTCGTAGCATAACCAATCGAATTATTAGAAGTCCAAGCCGCTGCAATCTCCTCCTGTGATGTTGGTAATGTCTGGACGAAATTCTTAGTTACTACACTCTCCGGCCACTGTGAATACTCCTGAAAATAAAACTGACCATTATCATCCTGCTGAGCAATGTAATAACGATACTTAATGTAAACAATATATTCTGGCCGGTCCGAATCAGAAAAGCCCTCTAAATCTATCGGCCATGTAATCGTCTTGTATATCTTAGATTCAGGGATATCGGAGGGAATAGACTCAACGGCCTCTGGAATATACCGAACACAACCTTTCCAATACTCCTTCCCTGAATAAACTCGATAATAATTTCCGGCAGTCGTAGAACTTGGTATAATCTTCTCCCACTCACTCTGCGTAACATCAATCCAAGAAGCTCCCAATGGCAACTCCGAAATCTCAACAAAAGCGTAAGTGTGAACCGTCCTCGTAGTTTCCGATGTAATAGACTTAGGATCCCAGTAACCAAGATAATATACTTTGAAATTGTTGGAGGAAATGATAGGATCGTATGGCTTGAAATTAAATACCCTCATCGGCTTAATGTTCAATATCAACCTCGGACATGAACCTCGCCATACACTATACATCAGGTCCATACAGTGCTGAATCTTAGAGTTAATCAAAGATGCCTTCTCTAATGACGCCTCCTGTACATAAGAAATCTGCTCTACCTCCGAAATATATGTGGCCTGAGCGAGAAGTTGAACAAGAACCTCTAATGAATCACCACTGATACGAAGATTAGAACCTATCTCTGAAAATATAGCTCTGTAATTTTGTATCGTTCTCATATAAAATCATTCATATAAGTTAATCAAGATCTCATCCGACGTTAGCTTATTTACTGACACTACTAACTTCGCTAAGGTCTCATCAACTATCTCTAAACTCTCTATCTCAATCACTATCGAATTTGAATTAAAACGACCCGATATGACTGAAACTAATTCCTTTACCTTCGACTCAACGGCTGAAACTAGATCCGATTTAAATGTCCCAGATAAGGTAAAGTTAAAACCAATTTGAGGGGAACCCGGTATATCCCTGGGCTGAATAGATAAGTATAAGCGGAATAAATCCATCACATAATACTCTAACCTATCAGTCGCCTTCCCCGTCGATAATAAGTACTTCATTATTTCTCTCCTCTCAAAAGTAAAAAGGAGAGCCTCTTAATAAAGACTTTCCTTTCAAATAGTCAGACCAACTTGATCTGTTCTACAACGTTATAGGACCTACTTCCTTCCAAATATCATCTGGAAGTACTACTGTCTCCATGATGTGTTTAATCGATTCATCCGACAAACCTAATTCTATAAACTGACGAATAGATCCAAAAACAGCACCATGAGGATAAAGGTCCATAGCTAAAAACATTGTATCATATATGTCATTTACATCTTCCAACATTTTCTTTGGTATAGATAGTTTGGAAGAATTAGTATAACCTGAGTGAACTTCTTCGATGATCTTAGACTCAGGATAATCACTCGACAAATATTTAGACTTGAGATAATTTAACGCTAAGGTTTCACTAATGCCCTCGGCTCTGAGTTTGGCAGCTTGGGTAAAAATTGATCTAGTCCTATTACCAGGCATGTAAAAAGAGTCATTCTTCGACCAGTCATTGTCTAACTTGTCTATGATCTCTTTAGCTTTTAAATCATTATCTGAGTAAACTAAATCTGGCAAAGCTACCAATTCTTTTTCAAAGATCGCGCTACTCATGAATCGATAATAATCTAACTCATCAACATAAGCCTCTTCTACATTATTTAGGGTTCGATATAGGATATTAAGATCTTTTGACAAGAAACACCCTTGACTTAAAACTCCTGAACAAGGATCTAGATGAAGACCAAAATTATCTTCATAATAATTCTTGAAAAATAGATAATAGAGTCTCCAATTATTGGAATTTAACTTAGGCCCACAATACTCAATAACCTTTAATCCCTTTCCACTAGGACTGAGAAAAACACAGAGTACATGACCTTTGTCGAAAATCTTGTCTTTAAGAGATTCTAAATCTTTTCCATCAAGGTTATCAAAGTCAAGACACATTAAACCTGAAAACTCAGTGAGATTCTCATTTTTCCGAGATCCATTAAATTTTCCCTGCCACATAATAACAGGTAAACGCTTTTTTAACTCTAATCTCTCCATCTGATCTGTACATTCTCTTAGCCTATCAATTGCTGGATTATCTGAAACTTTCATCATTTCACAAGCTTCAGTCAAAGCAACATTAACAGAATCTGAAGTGTACAAGTTTTTAAAAATAGTAATCTCTTTCATTGTTTAATAAGCTTTTATAGTTGTTAATAAATATAGAATGCAATATCCAGGCCAGCCAGAAGGCCACATCCAACCCTGGCCTGGACATAGAACTATCTCAAAATTTAAATGTAGAACTTATTAGATCATGTGGAACTAATCCACAATTATTATATAGTTTAACATTTAGGTGTAGTAAAATTTTTTCTAAAAATAGGTCTACTATAAGCAGGAATAATGTTTTTGTCAATTTTTTGACTACATTTATAGTGTTGTTTTCATAAAACACTTGTATTAATAATATAAGGGAAAAATAATGTTTTGACACTTTTTTAACAACACTTAATAAGTTAAATGTTTAATTTTTTTAGTCATGAGGCACTAACCCAAATGTTTATGTAGTTTTCCCAAAAAAGGGGTTACTATAAGCAGGAATAATGTTTTTGTCATCCTTTTTTAAACATATATATCTAAAAAACATCTGGAAGAGGGGAGCGAAGCGAATTGGGGTGTAACCCCACACAACCAAAAAAATTAAACATTTAACTTATTCTGCCAAAATAATTCCTTTATAAACATTTTTACCTCTCCGCTTCGAAATTTCCTTGATTTTATCAGGAGGAAGCATTAAAAGGATATCACTTCCACTTGGTTTACCTGAGAGACCTAATTTATTAATAACCTGCATTAATAAATATTTAATCTCACCATAGGAATAAAACTGTCCTGGTACCAAAACCTTTAACAGCTCTTCTTTAATAGCCTCTTGACTTTGGAGATAATCTACTCTTCTCTTTATATCAATCTCTCTAAACCTAACTGCTTTCATTTCCCGCAAGTTCATATTTCTACTATAGATTTTATAGTTTATTGGTATAGCAGAACATCCTTCTAACATTTCTCTGATCTTATTATCTTTTTCGGCTATTAAACTATATATCTTTATTTTTCGTTCAAACTTTCGTAAAGACTTGAACTTATCTAAAACACTACATAAGCTTCCTTGCCTCTGATTTTCATTAAAGAACCCGTTTTCATCGAGACTTGCTAGAACAGAGTAACGATTCTTATATTGATTCTTTTTTATTTCTATAGATCTTAGGTCAGCGACATAAGCTAATTTATTAAACTCAGCGGATATGTTAGTTATTTGGCCATCAGGATCATAAGTAACTAGTCCATCAACATAACAATCCTCGTATTTCTCTGTAGCATTTATAAATCTCTTCATTAAAAAGTTATGAAACTCTTCTTTACCGTTGGCCTTGAGCTCATTAAAATCTTTAATTCTTTCGATAGTTTCTAGTCTTTTCTTTTTTACTAACTCGGTAAGATCATCAACATTACCCCTATCTGTTGTTGTTTTAAAATAATAAGTAATGTCATTTCTGAAGGGATTTTCTATTGTTCTACACCTACCAACAATCTGTGGTAAGTCAATAGAAATATCTAGACACATATTTTCCCGATTAGAGTCAGCAAAGACATAGGTTGAAGAATTATCTGAGTAGAAATCAGTTCCTTCAAAACTTGCTCTAGTAACGAAAGTAAAGGTTTTGTTCATAGTCTTATAATCTATCTCATTATAAGGCTGTCCTATCTTAAATCCAACTTCTCTTAGTCTCTTTTTATTTTTTGTATCCTCAGCACAAATAATCATGGTATTAGAGGGATTTAAGTAGCCATCCATATCATTTATTATAGCTGCTATGTCTATGACTGAATTAACAAAGAATACTGCTTCTATTGATTTGACTACTTCTCCATTTACAACTTTGGAATGGAAAAATCCTTCTATCTTAAAGTTATTTATTATTTCTTTAACAGCAGCCCTAGTACTATTCATCGTATTCCAATCAAAATAGACAGTCTCAATTGAACTCTGCGGCCAATTTAGGGTTACGTATGGAAGATTTTTAAACTCATCCAACATATCCAAAAATACTTCTTTGATTGGAGTAGCGCTAATAAAGTAAATAATATTATTTAGTGCTAAAATAGACTTTAAGAAATTAATCTCAACAAAACCTTTAAACCTAACGTCAGAAAAAATACAAGTAAACTCATCTACTACTATTAGAAAGTTTTGTATCCTCCCTGTCCGAATTAAATGATCAATTACTATCTTTGCAGAATCATATGTCATTAGAATTTTAGGTGGTAATGTAGTAGTCCCAAGATATTCCTCCAGTTTTTCTATTGATTCCGCTACTGTTACCCTTCTATAGTTTGTCCTATCAAAGTAATATAGTCCATTTAATCTAGTACTTTTCATCTTACTATTAATCAATTCCTTTCTTGGGCTAATTAGTAAGACTGGTGTATCTTGCAGTTGTAGGAAGTAATTAGTACATCCACAACCACAGATAGCTTTGTTGATAATTGCCTTTTCTTGTGGCAAATAATCTTTAAAATTTACTAAATTACTTAGATAACCAGTTCCTTCTGGTATATCTACATTGATCTTATTCATAGTTGTTATTTATTAATTAATTTAGTTATTCTCATATATAAAGATTTTTTTATGATTTTAATTGCATTTTGTTCATTTCAAGGAGTAGTAACAGATGAAATTGATAGTGCTCCAACATAAGATCCTACTGTTCCCGGAATGCTTGGTGTAAATCCTTTTCTTAGGTCTTTCCTGATATCGGTTCCTATCATATCCATACAGTTGCTATGTCCATCTTTTCCATGATCTGCTGCTACGTTTTTAAGGTCGTTTTGTGTCCAGCTTACCTGTATTAATGAGAAGGCTGGTATCATTCCCATTGGTGTAAACGTTCCTGGCATTATAACGGGGCAAGTTCGTAGTATGTTATAGATTTGTTGTTGCCAAGCTCCGAATCCTGCTGCCCCTGATAATGTTTGTGCTCTTACCATTGAAGCATTTATTTTGCAGGTGAGTCCAGTTGTAAGGCTAGAATCTCCACTAACGCCAGAGAAAGTTCCGGATATAGTTACATATTGTTCGAGATAGTCAGCGACACCATTATTAAACTTTTTATGTAGTGTAGCTGCTGTTCCGGCTGTAGTATTTGCTCCGTATGAGGTAGCATTTTCCAGTATTTGTCCGAGTATTGTATTTGCCATGTATTTTATTTTAGCATTGTTGTCCACATTGAGGAGCGCCAGAGAATGCACAGAATGGGATACCGCAGAAGGGTCCATTTCCACTTGGTTTTGCTACTCCATTTGTTGTTTTCCAGGTTCCACCATCAGTTTCCAGTGTTCCTCCTGCTTTCACTGTTGCATTACCAGAAACATTTAGATCTGTATTACCCGACACATTAATAGAAGCGTTGCCAGTGATAGTGATATTACAGTTGGCATCTCCGTTTATAGTGATATCTGATGCTGCGTGTATAGTTATTGCACCAGAAGAATCAACGGTAATATTTGCCAGTGCGGAGCAGTCTGGTCTATCTCCGTTGAAATATTCGGTGCTTTCGTCATACACGCCGATTGTTATATGATCTGGTGTTAGGTCGATCATTTTGCCGGAGGATCTAAAGCCGATAAAGTCTGTTTCCTTTAGTACTTCATAGATATAGTATGAGTGGTATGTAGGATCAAATTCGGCTACTAGTACTGGGTCACCTATTCTTGGTTCGTCAGCTCCACAAGTTTTAGGAAAGGCTTTAACACCTTGTATAACTCCAGGGATATCCACTATAGCTTCATGAAATTCTGGTGGATTAGTTAAGAGGTCACCATAATCGCCTGGAGTTCTTTTTGTTGCGACTATAGTTCCTAGGTAAAATTGTGCTATCATTTTTTATTTGTTTTAGGTTTTCTCAGTTCCTAGGGTCCGCATTGAAGGGATAGATTCATATTTCAAATCGCCCTAGGATATTGGATTACTCTTCTGGTGGTGTTGCTGGTGATTTATTCCAGTCTCCGTTATCGAGTCCCAGGAGTAGTGTTGTCCAAGAGAATGGGAAGCCTAATTCATCGGTTTGTCCATCTGCATCGTCGCCAGTCCAGAACAGTTCATTACCTTTAACGATAAATTTTTTCCAGACAGGTTTAGAGTCTTCATCTACTCTTCTATATTGCACGACGTCACCTATTTTAAAGTTAGGTAGGTCTTGTGCTTTAATTTTCAGTTTAGAGTAGTAAGAGGAGTTCATTAGTCTCTCATTGAATCTACTATTATCCAGGTGTTGTTCTTTGTCTTTCCCGATGATTTGGTATTGTCCCATATTCATCACGACTGTAGCGTTTTTAGATTCCACGTCCTTATAAGATTTTTGTGTAGTTGGGAAGTAGGTTTCTTGGTCATTAGTTATTCCTTTCCACGGGTTATAAGGTTCGTGATTAGTTTCTTCGTGGTAGTTTAGTTCATTAGATTCCACATTGAAGAAGGTTTTACCACCTGTCACTTGGATTATAGTATCATCTTGTTCAACTTTACCTTCAGAATTTGTTTCTCCCATTGTATCTTTAATCATCAATCCTTCCCATCCAAAGCAAAATACAGAGTTTTTCTTATAGGCGTATGCTAATCTTTTACAGAATTCATAGCCTGTTTCTGATCTTTGGTATTCGGTTTTACCATCCACTGCAGAGTCTGGTTCTATTCTAATATCGAGTTTACCAGGGAAGACATTAGAGATAGCTGCTTTAATGCCTTCTTTATACGTCATTGCCACTGGTTTATTATAGAATTCGATATTTTGGGTACAGATGATATTAAAGGAAATTATATTTTTAAAGATTTTCCGTTTGACTATGAAGTATGGGATTTCAAAAGATAGTCCGCCTTCTTTCTCATCGGTTATTTTGATAGTTCCGGTTTGAGTTTTGGTTAGGATATCATTTGCTTCTTGGTCTTCGTCATAGTACATTTGGATTTCTCCCTCTGGTATTCTTCCTCCCAGTTCCTCGACCAGATGTAGTTTATTTATTTTGAAGTGTCCATTATCTGTCCAGGGTAGTATTTCGAGGGAGATAGAGTAGGAGTTAGTTATTTTACTCATTTTACATCTTGGATAGTATATTATCTATAGCTGACTTTGGTATTAATTCCAAGACAGCTCCTTTAGTATAAAACTCCAATCCCACCCCATTTTGAAGCAGGATTAGAGCAGTATACGCATCAGAGCCATAGAAATCTTGGGCAATTAAGTCAGGTCTATATTCATACACTGTTATTTCATACATTACTTTAGGCAGGTCTGGGTCTTTCATTTTTTCGATAAGTTGTGAATTATAGACATCAAAACCTTCGATATAGTTAGACAGTTCTGCTTTATCGGAAATGATTTTATTAGCTTTTGAATACATAGTTTTACATATTATTCCCTGAGATTTCGGCGGGTCTTAGTTCTTTCATTACGTAGTTATTCCCGAGTAGTTTGGCGTTAAGGTAATTTTGAACTTCCCTTATCTCTAACTGTCTTGCTCGGCCGGATACAAATTCTCGTAGTGCTTTATCTGAGAACTTAGTAGCGGGTCTGAAATTTAGTGAGACATCGCAGTAGAGTGGGCTAATTTCATTTCCAGTCATACTTTTCGGAACTTTAACCATTTGTCTAGACCAGTTAAATTGGGCGTCGGTTACAATCAGGTTATAGAGACTGTAGTAAGTTCCTATTTTGAGTTTGAAAGTACCTTCTTGTTCTTGGTCTATATTTTTGACATTAGGTTTATATCCGTTAGGGGGTTTTTGCCAGCCGATATACTCCTTAGCCCATTCTCCTAGTGCTGTTTCTTTTACAAATTCACCAACAAAGTATGGATATAAGGCGTCTATTTGTTGATTGACAGACACGAAAGTTCCATTTTTCCAAGTTGGTAGAATAGTAAATTTCATCCCTAGGGTTCCGAAGTTGATATCTGTTCCTGAGTAGTATGAAAATCTCGTTCCCTGTACCACTAAGACTCGGTTCATATAGTCCACAGCTTTATCGACTGCAGAATTTCCTCCATCCTTTCTAGATCCGATATGGTCAACTAATCTTGCAGCAAATCCAGCAATACCATTATCGTTTAGTGCTTCTGGGTCTTGATTATTTGCCATATTAGACAGAGCATCAGCGACAGCTCCAGCATAGGGGGCATATTGTTTTACATTATTCCACATTTCGCCTAGGGCATCACCACCTACGTCTGTCCATGAGTTACTAACACCGACGGCAAAATCATCTTTAAGAATTGATGTACATAGTGGGGTTTTAGAGTAGTGTTGTGTATCTACTTCAACCCCAGCAGCATCACATTTCTTCCAGACATAGCCATCATCTGTAGCCTTGTTTGCTGAAGAAGCGCCAGAACTATCTCCTCCTCCCACTCCAGAAACATTAGCAGGTTCTTCATAAATCATATTAGAATGAAGGCTTACTGTTGTCATTGGGCTTTTAGAGGGGTCCATTTGATAATCATAGTACCACCCGCTTATTCCTTGTCCATCCATATTTTTATTATGTTAGTAGAGAAGGGTTAGGTCTTTTTTCTCTCCCAGTACTAGTATTTTTGGTCATAGCTGCTCGAATTCCTTGTACCATACCATCACCAACATTAGCATTAGTTTGAACACCAAGCTTAGCGACATCATATTGAGCGCCTAGAGCTTTAAGAACAGCTGCCATATAAGGTTCGAGTGTTCCTTTCATGTATTTAATTACTGGATCTTTTTCTTCAGCTGCACTCTTTACTTCTCCCGTTTCAGCCAGATTTTTCCAATCACTAAAAGCTCCTGTCCCTTCTATATTTACTTTTCTAACTTCTGATTCTGGTTCAACTGTATCTGGGGTAACTACAACTTCTGCCAGGTTAGAGCTAGGAGTGACATAAGTATTATTATCTTCATCTTCCCCCTCTCCCTTCTCCTCTGATTTCTCTGTATATTTAGCTAGAGTATCTTTAGTTTCCTTGCTTACTTGACCATTATGAAGTTTAATGATGCCGTCTTGTCTTCTCTTTTCAGCGTCAGCATCAATTGTTAGGTACTGTGGTTTATCTCCTGTTGCACCTGTCACATACTCTTCCCATTCTTCTCTATTCAAGCCTACCGGAACTCTACCAGAATCTTTAAGGTATGAGTTATAGTCTTTGAATTCAGATGTAATCGGGCCAGAGTAGTGATCATAGACTCCTTTCTGATTAGAGGTTAGTGTTGCATAGAAGTTTTTTGCATCATTAGCTCTATCAGATGTCCAGTTCATAATACCGTCATAGAGGCCAGATATAAAGTTTCCAAAATCAAAGTTACCATTTTCATCTAAGAACATATTACCAACTCGACCAAAGAAATTTCCTCCCGGCTGTTCTCCACTCCAATCTCCCCCGGCCATTGCTCTAACTGTCTGAAGTTTTTTCTGGTATACACCTTCGCCATCTTGACCATATTTATTCATTTCTCTGATAGCTCCTTGTAAACCCGCCGAGAATCCATAGTTACCAAGAGCAGCTCCAACGGCTTCATCAGGTGTTTGTGCTTCATTCAGTTTTCTCCAGCCTTCTTTATGGGTACTATGAAGTTCGTCCATTGAGAATTGAAGCTGTTGATCTAAAGTAGGGTGTTCTCCATATTTAGCTTTTAGTGCTTTTAGTCTAGATCCTCTCCACTGTCCTATACCATATGCACCATTTCCTCCAGCAGTTCCATTAAAGGCATCTGGATTAAACTGAGACTCTTGCATAAGGTGAGCGGTCATACCAAGTGCTCCCATTCGACTCATGCCATTCTGAATATAGAAATCATAAGCCTTTTTTGCATTAGCATTCCCCGCAAATTCTGGATTACGGAAAGGTGTATTAAGTTGAGAAGATGAGTTTGTACCTACTTCACCAATACGGGCAGAGGTAGCACCATTCATCACACTCTTATGTCTAAATACTACACCCTGTTTTGGGAAGCCTGTCCACATTGTTCCATGTCTATAATCAGCGTACCAAGTATCACCTCCAAACATAGCAATATGACCAGCTTTATGACTTCCGTAGCTAGGATAAACTAAGACATCTCCGATTTGTGGTTTATATCCGGTCCAATTGAGTGCCTGGAATCCAAGATCTCCTAAGTGTTCTGTGTATTGATTAGCATAGACCATATTAGGGCCATTTCCAGACATATAAGTTCGGATATCATTTCTAGTTCCATTATCACCACCAGAATTTGTAGTGCTCGGAGTAGGATTAAGACCAAAACCAGCGGCAATGGCTCGTCTAACTCCAAGTGCACAGTTACCATTTACCCCTCGTGTATATTTAGGAGTAGCATGTGATTTAATCCACGATACTGCCCTATTTACATTAAAGGTAGGAGTTAGTCCTTGTGGTGTATTCTGTGCCGGTGCTATCTTTGTATCAGCTTTGAATGTTACGTCTTTAATGGCATCACTAGCTAACAGATTTCCTCTAACTTGTTCATTATAAGTACCTTGGAGATCTGTTCTAAAGAAATCAAAGCCTGTCGTATTAGCTAAAGCATTTGTTCCTCTATCGGCAAGTTCAGCAAATCTTTCTCCTGATGTAACTAAAGCAGAGTTATTCCACATTGTATTGATTTCATCATCTCTCTTCTGCTTTTCTAGTTCTCGTTCTTGTATGTCTTGGAGATCAGAAATATAGTCAGAATCTCCCGCTTCATCAACTACACTAGACATTACATTATCCAGATCATTTTGCGCAGATTGAATTTTTCTCTCTAGATTTTCAGCTTCGAGGGTATAAGAGTGATCATCCATACTACTCTTTTTCTTCTCAAGTTCTGCTCTTTCCTTCTTAGCTTGATCTAGTCTTTTCTGTGCATTAGTTTGCTGTTCCTTTAGATATTCATTTTCCTTAGCCTGAATATAGCGCCGAGTTAATTTATCTTTGATATCATTTGGACTAGTGACTTTGCCTTCTCTTTTGTTTTTCTTATATATTCTCCACTGATTTTCGTACTGTCGTTTTAATCCTTCTAAAGTAACATTTGGAGAAGTATTGAATTGTTTAGCTTCCTTTAATACATTGGCTGAAGATTCGAATTTACTCATTCTAGTTTCTGCCTTAGTCTGTTTGAGTTTTTCATCAACAGCTAGGACAGAATTAGTATCACCTGCATCAAAGGACATACTATTATCCATTCCAACTTGAGAAGAGATTACAGTTCTTATTCGGTTCAGGAGTGAGGAGTCAAGACCATAACCAGTATTAATAGTATCATTAATGGCGGGTCTAGGATCTGAAGCTGGGACGATCTTAATTACTTTCTTATTCAGTGCTCCAGAATTCTCTAGTTTACTGTAAGCATCGGCACCAACTAATTTCTTTAATCCTTTCCAACCAGTTATGACTCCGCCAGCGCCTAAGGAAATATTTTTGGCAATTATATTTGGGTTTAGGATAGAAGTTAATTCTGCAGCGCCAAGAGCAAGGTTTTCAGTTTGTTCTGTTTTTATAGCGTCTTCTACATCCTTACCTATCTTGACATCTTCTGCGGTTTTATCAGCAATGACCCACTTATACTTACCATGTTCCCTAGCTTCTTTTTTAATTCTTTGCCACTCTGGGTTTTTAGGATCAATTCCAAATCTTTTCTCTAGGGCTGCAAAGAAATCACCTGCACCTCGACCTGATCCTCCTTCAGCTGGTAAGATTATATATTTGTTTTCTGTATTTTGTATTTTTTCTGTAGCTCCCTGTAATCTTTGTAGGCCGGCCATTATATCTTTGGTTCTGGTAGCTTTTGTATCATTAAGAGCATATATAAGTTCATTACCTTGTCTCCACGCAGCTCCATAGATTTGTCCGGCGTTAGTATTCAGTTTGCCTTCTTTATCAACGTCTCCCTTGATTATACCTCTTTGATGAATACCTAGGTCACCACTACTAGTATCTTTTGCAATTGTTGAAGAACCATTAAATCTATCAACGGCTTTATTAGAGGTTTCATCGGTAGTAGCAGTATTAGCCGAGGATACTGAAGCTTCTCTAGAGGCGATTGTTTTAAGATGTCCGGTACCGCCTATAATTGCTCCAAGAATATCTCCAAGGTAAGTTATAACACCGCCAAAGAGTTTATCAAGTCCAAGATTCTCTAGTCCTCCACCTAAGCTATTTGAAAAGGACTCGGTGACGGTTTTGGAGTTATTTAAGACTTTGTCGAGAGCACTTTTTCTATCCTCGATTATATTATCAAAGTATTTTAGGAGGATATTAAAGACGCCAGGTTTACTTTCATCTTCGTTCCAGAATATATCTTTAATGATTTCAACTAGACTTCGATCATCATTTCTATCACCACCAAAGAGATATTTAAGTTCAGAGATAAATCCACTAGGTTTTCCGTCTTCACCAAACATCCAAGTAAAGAATTTAGATGTCTTCAGTGATAGATCTTTAGTGAATTCCAGGATTTTTCTCCAATTTTTAGACAAGAGGTGTAAACCAAAGAGGAAGAATAGGACTTTAAGTTGATGTACTAAATCCCCATTAGCTCGTCTAGGATCGAATCTTTCTCCAATTGTTCTTCCCAAGTCGCCTAATTTCTGGAGTATTTTACGTCCTGCCTTAGTAAGTGCATTATCTCTCCTCTCAAATAGTCTTTCTTTTAATTTTGCTTGTTCATTTTGTCTATTGAAAGCATTATCCAGCCACATTTTCATTTTAGACTGTCCAGGATCTTGCTGTTGTTGTGGTCGAAATTGGATTGGTCTACCTTGAATTGGTCCTCCTATATTGGCTGGAACTGCTACGTTATTTGTGGTAGTATTTGTAGTATTATTGTTTATTACTACATTTTGTTTAGTTACGGAAGTTTGATGGGACTGATTTGTTTGAAATTTTGGTTGTCCTACTCCGTATTTAGATAGAATTGCTTGTGTGGCTGGGTTGACAGGTTGACTAACTACTTGTGGTTGTGCTACTGCCGCTCCGCTCATCATCACTCCAGCTGCTTCGGCCAGAAGTTGGTTTTGTGCCATTGTATTTTGAACATCACTTCTTGCTTGTGCTAGATTTTGCTGTTGCTCTGCTTGGATTGCTAGGAGTTGTTTTTCAGCACTTTGATAGCCTTCCATCTCTTTCCCCTTTTCAACCTTAGCATTAACCACTTTTCTTGTATTTCTATCTAGTTCTTCCTGTCTTGTTGCCATTTTCGAACATTTGTTTAGTTAATTCACTACGATCTTTGATTCCTCTAAAGTCTGGGTCTGGGTTATCTGGATTATAGTTCTCATATACATTTCTACCCTGAACTTCTATCTTATTTCCTCCACCTTTCTTATCTCCTCCAAAGGTAGTCATTGGGAAGTCTGGGTCATATCCATCTGAGTCCTTAAGGAATTTCTCATATCTTTTTATGATTTCCTGGAGGGTCTTCAATGTATAGTTCTCAATTCCATCTACTTTAACCAGCTTGTTTAAATAGAATTTTAGATCCACTAATTGGGCAGTTGATACACAGATCTCGAAAGAAGTCGACAATAAGAGAATCTACCCTTACTGTCTTACTCCTCCTTTCTTCAATTGGTACGTCTTTATCACATTCAGGACATGGTATATGAAGCGGTTCAACCTGATCTAAATATACATCCTGAAGAGCTAAGAGAACAGTGATATCTGAATGTGTAGCACCAAGTATATCCCGTTCAATTTGATTAGCATTTACATCAAATCCAGTAAACAGTGATATTGTCTTGATTAACTTCAGATCTTCAACTTTTCTCATTCTAAGATATAAGTCGAAAACTGAAAGAAACTCTCTAAGCGTAGGGACTTTAACGTCATATATATGACCTCCCAGTTCAACTTTACAGCCTGCCATTACTTTCTCATCCAGGCCTTTAAATTTTACGTCCTTCTCATAATTAAATTTGTGCTTAATCATATGTCCACAATCTGGGCACTTAAAGTTAATTGTATAATATTGATCAGCACTGACAGTACATAGTTTTTTATAGAAGATCAAGAAGTCTACGTCACCAATATAGCAGTCCATGACATTCTTATCATCCTTAATTAGCATGTCAATGTCATATAAATATTTTTCTAGTGGATCACTTGGCACTCCCTCTAAGTATTTGGTGAGTTCAAGGAAAGTTAATGGAGTAATATTGATACTAGGAAATCCATAACCAACCCCACCACTAGGTAATTGTGATGTTAATACTTTCATTTTTATTTATTTTAAAAAAGGAGGGAAGGACAGTTAACCCTGAATTTATTATCAAAGTCTTCTATCCTTCCCTATTTTATTTAGACATTAAGCCACTCAACGTCGTAATGTTCAAAGCTCATAGAAAGTTGAACATCTGCGCGGTCTGTACCATCTTCAGCTACACCATTAAGATCCAGTGGTGCATCATCAATAATACAGTTGAAGAAAGTAAGGTGGCGAACTGCTTTACGAGAAGAGTTAGTATAGTACATCTCGCAATCAGCTACCAAGTCATCCTTTCTAAATGAGTACTTAGTATCACGATCGGCAATTTTCTGTCTCCAATCATCAGTGAAGTAAGAAATAGCTTGATCCTCCTTATCAGTGAAGGTCAGAGCAAGTTGGCCGTTTGTAAGCTGACCCGTCTTCTGATAGAGAGTATAGTTGCCACGCATTCTCTTCTCAAAACCATTAGTACTAGTGTTAACAGAAATATTAACATTAGTGAGTCGGGTCTTAAAGATAATATCGCCGGGATAGTAAACAATTCTGGGAGGGTTGATAAATGAAAACTCCCACATATCACCTCTCAGGAACTCTTTGTTGTCATCACGTACATAGCCGATATAGTCAACAAAGTCCATATAACCACCTGCCGAGCGAACAAGATCACGAACTGCTGCCATATGAGTAATCAGTGTAATTAATAGTTATGTCCAATTTGAGATTATTATTTACCAGATCATTTACACCAACATCAAGTGAAATGTTTAGTGTGTTATTGGCTTCGTCTTTATCAAAATCTGTTACTTCTATTCTGTTAACGATTCCAAAAGACGTTGTTATCCGATTTATAAGATTTTCAACAGTCTCCTGCATTTCTCCCATAAACTTAGTGCCTATATACTGGTATTTATTCTTCTCAAGTTCTCTATAGATTTTTCCCGCCACAAATCTCATCCAAAGAGTCATCGAATAATCCTTACCGTTCAGATATTGTTTATAATAGTAGTTCTTATTATCACAAACAAGATAATTACTTCGATACTTGATTAGGGTTTCTTCTATGTCCTCTACTTCATATGGATTTTTGGTAGGACAATCATATAGAATAGTATTTGTTGAAACTTCGTATCGATTATCGAATAGACCAATCAGGAAAGCGTAATATCCAGGTCTTGGGCTATACTTTACTGACATATCTTTATAAAAATAGACAAGATAGTTATATTTATCTGTATCTACTTTGTTGTAAAGATAATCATTTTCAAAAGCTACCCTATCATTATTCTGGATTAAGAATTGACAAGTTGACTCCTTTGCATATTTCAGAAAAGTTTCATAGATACTATATTCTGATTCATCTTCTTTCTCTCTCTGTGAATTGGTGTCATAGTACTTATCAATATCCGAAACCATAAAATAATCTGGACAAACTCCTTCTATCCTATCCTCAACAAACATAGTGGATAAAGCTCTTTGCCACATTCCCCTATCATAAGTTTCAACAACAGGATTAGATAGCTTATAGGTGCCTGGTCTAAGATTTTCATTATAGATAGTACACCGACAAAGCTTAGATTCTCTTGAAATTTTATAATCCAACCTTTCTTCTCCGTATTTGTTAGTGGTAGTACCTTCAAATACCTCTGAATAAGAATACCTCTGTAATTTAACTCGATATCTATACCCTTCGATTAGTTCTATTGTTACTGTTATTATACCGGAGGAATCAAACTCATTAACGGAACCAATTGTCTTACTCCAAAACTCTATGCCTTTATTTTCCTTCATAGTATTAAACAAGAGAGCATTATTAGCGGCATGATCTGGTATAAGACTTATTTCATCAATATTGGTAAAATTAGTAATAGGGAATAACTTTAGTAGATTGGTCTCGGTTTCACTATTCTTACATATCCCCGTTAAATCTTCGTTAAAATGAAAATGATTCTCTCTTAGCCCTTCTTTAATGCCTTCTTTATAGTCTTTAGTTTTGGTACAGACATAAAATTCTTCCTCAACTCTAATATAAGAGCCTACATTATTTTGAGAAGGGCCTGGAAATTCCTCATATTCTGTCCAATCTTTTCCCTCTGGTATTTGTGATATAACTTTCCAATAATAGATTAATGGAGAAGAAGCGACATTATGGGAAGCTTGAAAATGACCTGCGGCTTCCTTTGGTATACTTCCATTATAGAAACATAATCCTTTGTAAGTATCTGGAAAAGGAATAATTAAATATTTATCCTCGGGCCATTCTTTCAAGTCCCCTAAGTTTAATGTAAATACGAAAGATTGATACCCCTTATTCAGCTTCTCAAGATCGTATGGAAACTCCCGATCCACTGAAAACTCTAACCATTTCTTTCCTTCTTTGTTGTAAATACCAAGCTCATCCATTCCCGTTAGATAGTCCGGATAAGATATAGCATCATCATAATCATCACTGGGAAGAGGAGGAGGAGAAATAAGAATAGTCGAGCGGAGGTTTAATGAGTCACTCGTATTTACCATGGACTGAGTAAGATTAGATTCTGGCACAAATTCTCCATACACCCAATAATACCACTCAGTTCCATCATCATTTATGGTGCTAACTTTTATATTCTCTTGTTCTTTAATATAGATCAGTGCTTGTTTTTGCGTTTCTGAGTTAAAGTTGAATATAGGGATTGGTCCACCTAAATCAAATTCACTAAACGTTTCTCCTGGATCAGAGGCTTGTTTCTCAAAGTCTATTCCAGTCCACAAGTAATAAGAGAAATTTGTAAGTTCACCAGTTCTCGGATCAGTTGCAACATAAAGACCATTATTATCCTTTCCACGATATTTTAAGTTTGACGTGGTTTTGAATTTGGTGATATTATCTAACATTAAGAGAGATGCATTTTCATAACCAAACTCTCTAGGATCAATTGCTATATAATCGTCTTTGTTGATTTGATCTTCTAGTTTTGAGTTATCTACTGTTGATATTGGCTTGTAGAGATAAAGTGATATTCCTCTTTGTAATAGTTCAATTAGAAAGTCTCGATCCTTTATATCTTGTCCAAACCAAATATCCAATTCATTAACATCTCTGACTATAGTAGGACTCTCATAAGATAAACCAGAATCTACTACCTCTGAGAGTATCATGAAATCATCAATGTTAGTAGATGAATAGTTTATGGCTGTGTTTCCTAGTTTTATGTACATTGTTATAAGATGCTAATGAGAGTAGTTGCTTTCTTTTGTATTGCACTTGTTACCTTCTTCACCTTATATTCTGCCATGTTTGCTACAAATCCAATTTTTTTGTTCTGCTTATTTGAAACACTGACAGCATTACTAACTGGATTTTGACCAACAATAGAGAAGTTAACATTTAAATCAGTCCCACCCGAATCAACCTCTCCTGAATATTCCTCAGCATAATCCTTAAGAACAACTAGGAGATCATAGTATCTAACTGTTGAAAACTGTGGTGTCATGATATAAATTCTGCATCTAAAGGTAACGTTTTTATAAAGAGCAACACATATATTAGTTTTATCGACGTTAGTAGTTTCTATCATAAGTCCTGTAGAGCTATAATAACCAATCTGATGTGGAGTTGAATTATATACTGCCACTTGTGCACAGGTTTCAAAGTATCTTTTCCAGGTTTTATATTGGTCATCTACTATCGTCAATTTAAGCTCATTATTTAATTCTGATGATACAGGATAGGATATTTCACCGTCGTAGAGATCAAGTGTTTTGGAGATAGTCTTAGATTTCTGTAAGTCAAAGCCATTAATAGGAATCCAAATATCATAGCCAGTATTAACTCCGTGCTCCTCTATATTTTTCTTATTAAACTCTTGAATCGATGGGAGGTAACTAAATCCACCATTCATTTTATTATTAACGAAAGGCTCTAAGACTACTTCCCAATAAGCATTAGAGTCGAGAGTCATTGCACTATATTTGTCTTTGACAGATCCAAATTTAGTAGGAGTAGTAATATAAGGGCTAAGTCTAAGACATTCCTGCAACTCTTCTACTGACCCGGGATTATAGTTAAAACAGAGATCCTTAAGCGTTTTCTTGATTCCGCTAGAGCTAAGGTAATGTTTTTTGAATTTATAAGGTCTACTAGTTAAAAGATCGCCAGCTACACTTTTTAGAAGCTGTTGACCTACCGACTTAAGAGCATTCATAAACCCCCCACCCATTCCTTCGCCAGGTGAAAAAGGTCTCATGTTACCGTTTTCCCATCCCTTCGTTTCAATAATTCCTGTCGATATTACACCACCGATTCTTTGAACTTCTGGATAGTTTTGAGGATTAGGGTGACTAGGACTTCCACCAAGTAAAGAACTAACCCCTGTCTTTAAAGCACTAGTAGCAGCACTCTTAAGAGAACTACCAATAGCTTCTCCAACGGTCTTTTCTCCTAGTAAAGCTTGTGATGCATTTACCATAGCCTGAGATGCTCCGCCTGGTAATGATGATTTAGATACACCCATTATTTCCGTTGCTGCATCTCTAGCTGATAATAAGAGCCATAGAGTAGTTTCAAGGAGTTCACGTCTACTTTGAGGGCTTGAACCAAGTTTTTTAGCTTTCTCTGCTGTGTCTCTAATCCAATTTCGACCATTAGAGTTTACATAGTCGGGGAGATTGAATGCTTTAGCGAATCGATCTTGGAATTCAATACTTCTATCTTCACTTAAAATTGGTGAGCTAAGATAAGATGTAATCAATCCTCCTATTTTCTTGTCAAAATCGCTTCTACTTCCGTCTGTCTGATAAGTTAAGCCAATGACAGTATTAAATAACTCATCATCACTTGTATTATTCAGACTATCAAGAACCATCAACTTCGCCCGAGCAACATTATCGTTTTCATCAGCATGGAGAAGAACAGCAGAATTATTATTAAATCTACTCTCCGATTCTTGTTCAAAATTTCTTTCTCCTTCCTCTCTTGGCCTCTCTAAGATTACATCATTAAGCTCCTCAACTTCCTCATTTGTATTCTCAGGTTGTTGTAGAATTGAGTCTTCTAAGGATTCAATGTTGTGGTTAGGGTCAGGATCAATTGGCCGGGGATCTACATAATTCTCTAGCTCCTCCTCTCGTAATGTTCCTGGTACTGAGAGAATGCGTCTATCTTCAAATGTTTCATCTGTTTTTGCCTCAGAACTATTTGAATCCCTTGCAAGTTCATCAATATAGGTAGTAAGACTTGGCTCTTTGATCTCCTCAGGAATATTATACTTAACCTTTCTTTCATTAAATACCTTCTCTGAATCATCTTCTTGAAATGAACTCGGCCGGGGATCTACATAATTCTCTAGCTCCTCCTCTCGTAATGTTCCTGGTAATTCATGTTCGATTTTTCTATCATTAAGCTCTGTGTCTGTCTTTCTTGTCGAATCGTTCTTATCAGGCGAGAGTTCAAGAATAGTGTCACTTAATGGAATATCCTCTGTTTCGATACCTAGGACTGCTTCTGGTAATTCAACATCACTGGGAGAAGGATTCAGTTGTAGTCTAGCTTGGTCTAATTCTACATCCTTCGGAGCAATATCAAGTCTAGTATTCGGCAAGGTATTTACATCCTCTGGTGAAATATCAAGCCTAACATTCGGAAGTTCTACCTCTTTCGGCGTAATATCTAGTCTTACATCTTGGAGTTCTACGTCCTTTGGTGTAATGTCGAGTCTTACGTCAGGCAATTCAACCTCCTCTGGCGAAATATCTAGTCTTGTTTGATCTAGTTCTACTTCTTTAGGTGTAATATCAAGCCTAGTATCGGGAAGAGAATTTACACCCTCTGGCGAAATATTTAATACCTTATCCTCTAACTTATTTTCCGGCAGAGTTCCATCAATACCCAAAACTACTTCTGATAATTCTGGGCTAGGTAATTCACCACCTAACTCTACTCTCGTGGAATTTAGGCTCGTGACTTCTTCCGGCGTAATATCTAATCTAGTATCAGGAAGAGATTCAATAGAGGCCGGTGATATATCGAGCCTAACATTTGAGAGTTCTACTTCCTTTGGTGTAATGTTGAGCTTTATATCATTTAGGTCTACTTCTTTTATCTCGCCTGGTATATTTAATTTATCTTCACCTAGTTTATTATCGGGAATTCCATTTAACTTCTCAACCTTTTCCTCCAGCTTAGGTTCTTGAAATTCTCCACCCTTCAGCTCTTCAATGTGATCTCCTAATTCAACCTCTGGAACTTCATCTAAGTCAATCCTAGTTTCGGGAAGTTTGTTTTCTTGTTCTTCCCCCGGTTTATGTAGGATAGTATCAGAGAGGCTTATGTTTTCTTCAACGTCTAATCCTATTACTGTCTGGCTTAATTCATCCTTGTCATCTACGTTTCTTAGGCTCTCGATGTGATCACTAAGCTCTTTTACGTTAGAAGTGTCATGTAAATCTAGACGTGTTTGAGAGAGTTCGGTATCTTCTGCGACCTCAAGACCAATCCTAGTTTCTGAGAGTTTATTTTCTTTATCATCTTTAATATTAATTCTCGTTTCATCTAGGTTTAACTCTGTTTTAGGTGGATTGAGGTTAATAATTTTATCTGAGAGCTCGTTATTTTCGTTGATATGTAATGGAATAGTTACATCGGAAAGTTCAGTGTTATCTTCCGGCCGTAATTTCTCGACGTAATCCCCTAGTACCTGATCTTTTGTTTCTCCCGGTACCCCTAATAACGTCGTTCCTAATTCGGCCGTAGATTCAACACGCAGGCTCTCGATGTGATCACTAAGCTTCTCTGTCTCTGGTACTGTTAAATCAAGTCTAGTTTCAGAGAGCTCGTTAAAATCAGCAACATTAAGCTCAATCCTAGTATTATCAAGATTTGTTTTAGTATCATCTTTTAACTCAATCTTTACATCAGGAAGTGCTATATCTTTATCTGGATTTAATGCCTCTAGATAATCACTTAGTGGAACATCATTAATTTCACCTGGTATATCTAATTTATTATCATTATTAATCTCCCCTGGTATATCTGGTTTATCTTCACTTGGACTTGAAGGAGTTACAAAATTATCTGGGAGCTTTGACACTTCGTTCGATAATTCAGCATCCGTTCTAACACCACCGAGACCTAATCTAGTATCAGAGAGGGAAATATCTTTATAACCATCAATATCAACCCTAGTATTATCCAGATTAACGTCCTTTATGTCAGAGAGATTAACCCTTGTATTATCTAGATCAACATCTTTTATATTGGTGAGATTAATTCTAGTGTCATCCAGATTAGCATCTCTTGTATCCGTGAGGTTAACCCTAGTATTATCCAGATCAACCTCCTTTATGTCAGAGAGATTAATCCTTGTATTATCTAAACCAATATCTTCTCTGGTACCGGGAATTTTAACTTTAGTATTAGAGAGTTGATTGTTTTCCTCTGCTCCTTCCAAAAGTTCAAGATAATCAGATAGGCTAGTAGGTTCTGTAGGGTTAGGGTTAATGTCTAGACGACTTTGACTTAGACTTGGTTCTGGTTTTATTCCCTGACTGTTTTTATCTACCTTATCTCCTAGTGCTATTTCTGGTTTAATCCCATCTGCTGAATAGATAGACCCATAATTGTCTAGTTTGATATTTGGATTTTCTCCTAGCATTTGATCAGGTTCATTATCCAGTCCAAACTTTTCAATATAGTCTTCCTGTACTGCCTTAACCTCACCTAAAAACTTGGATAGGGCAGCAATTTCTTCTGGTCGTGTATATCCTTCACAACCTTTTACAAACGAATCATTCATCCAAAGTTTCGATTATGCTAGATAAGGTGTAGGAATAGAGAACATCGGCATCCTCTGAAAAGCCTTGTTTCATGATGATCTTAAATCGATAAGTTCTTTTATTTCTAGTGTATTGTAACTCATCACCAACCTTTAAAGAACCATCAGGAGTATAAGAATCAATGGTATCCCGGTTTCTATTCCATACATCTCTCATATCATTTAGATTTACTATGAGTCTTGTCGTAAACTGATCATAGTCATTTTCAAGAGTGCTGTCAGATGAATAGGAGCCACCAAAGACATTTTTCCATTTTGAATTATCCTTAGGTCTTAGCACTACAAAATCCGTCCCTAACAATTTAAGCTGAAGTTTGATCGCCTTCATTCCAATAGCATAGAGTTTATTGGCTTTGTCTAGGGCGCTACCAATCATATTTTCTGAAGCCATCCTGTTTTCTTATTTATTCGTCCATATCTACTATAACACAGAATTCCTCTTCGGCTATAATAAACTTAATTAATTTATATAGCTGATCTTCTGTAAGCTTGGAGGAAAGTTTCATAATAAAGAAACCACGCTCCGAAATAGTAGTTGTTCTAATGTGTGGTGCCAAGGAGCGAATCTTATCATCAATCCTATACTGACTATATTCAAATTCCCTGGGTAGATAAATAGCAAAATTATCAAGATCACCAGTAACTGAGATAGAATCTTTTGGAACATAATCATAAACATCATAATCCTCAATTCTCTCTCTATCCAATTTGTTTGTAATTCGACTGATCATTGCTGTCTTTTTCTGTGAATAAATTTTTTGCCGTAGAATAACCATATCACTCAAATATATTAAAGGTTATTTTAGTTGACATGAGTTTCTTTAACAAGAATTCCATCTCCTGTCTGGACCTAATTGAATAAGTATAGACAATAACCTTTCCTGAATCCGTCCTCTTGATACTCCTTTGGGCAGCTTTATAGAAATTATTATCTACTGCATCAACTTTCTTCTTGTCGTCTTTCTGAATAGTGACAATAAACAAACCGTTAACCATAGAGATGTTATCTGGAGCAGTCTTGTCACCTATCGTATAATGAACTCCCTCAATATAGTAAAGTTTATTGAGAGCATCCTTAAGATATGAATTACCAAAGGCTTCACGTGGTGCTGGCATTCCTGATTTAACTAGGTCATCCATACCAATCTTCTTAAGACCCTCCTGAATCATACCAAGTAAAGCAAATCCCATAGAAGCATTGAAACCCTGCTTAATGTTTCCAAGAGCCTGAGCACCTCCCTTACCTAAAACCTTCATCAAGTCATATTTGTTAAGGGCTTGTGGTTCTGAAAATGTCTTCTCTTCATCCTCTAAATCTGCGGGAAGAGTTGATGCAAGGCGATTTGTTACTATTACTTTGTTGTCGAGGAGATTAATCTTAGTAAGCAACTTTTCAGACAACTCCAGGATAAAATTAGAAATGACCTGATAGTTAGTGAATACTATATCAACAGCATAAGAATTCATCTTCTGGTTTAACAACTTAGATGAATAACTCATACCTGAATATTTTTTAGTATAGTAATCAAGAATGTTAGAAGTATCCACCAGCTCTTTATTAGTCATTCCAAAAGTGTACATAGTAATAGTATCATCAGCCACTGCAAAGTTGAGTTTATAGGAAGTTACGTTCCTATCATTAAAACTAAACTTCTCATCAATACTAGCTCTCTTTGAAATAGAATCACCGACTGTTACACCAGAAACTTGAAATACACCAAAAGATCGACGAATGTTTTTATCTACCTCTTGATACTTAACTCTTGTCATTGGGTTGTGAAGATAATTGAGAAAGAGCTTAAGAAGAACACCACCAACGGCTCCCCATTTACCTCCTGTCAATGCACCTTCAATCATAGAGGTATCTTTAAGAACTGTCGATACAACAGCTCCAAGGCCTGCTCCTGCCCCAGCCGTCTTTGCTATTACTTCTACTGCGCCAGGGACTTTATCAATATCTTTAGGTCCAGTATAATGACCTTCTTGAATTGTATACTGTTTTTGTCTAAATTTAATCATAACATTGGTATTGAATTTCCTAGTCTCCCAGCACTCAAAGCGGCTGAGTTAATTCCTTGTTCAACGACTCTTCCTGCGCCACCTGTATTCCATCTTTGACCGGCCAATCTAAAATATCGATTTTTAGTGGGATAAGCAAATGCAATAGCTTTTCCAACGGGTACTGGTGAAGCATTATAGGCGGGCACTATTACACCTAACGCTTTGTCTGCGGCTTCTCCAAAGGCTACTTCTGGATGTTTAATTCCATAACCAATCAATTCTTTAGTAGTCTTTCCTGGATTATATGGAGCCCCCTTTACTATTCCACTTAATGTAGCCATACCAGACTCTACATTACCAGATCTTTTTAATAGTTCTTTTCCTAGGGCAGATTCTCTTGCTTTTAGTTGATGTTTGAGATATGTTTGGCCGGGCTTAGATTTAAAAAATTGTTCAGCTTTATTTAATATACTTCGTTGAGTCTTTGCCGAAACTTTCTTTACTAGGCCCGTATAACATCTTTGTCTTTGTACTATCATTATAAACTTAGTATAAAAGTTCCCCATACCAGCTAGATTGTAAGATGTAAGCCTCAGTTCTTTGTCTAAGATCCTGATAGGCAGCATCAACGTTTCCTAGTACATCTACACTCATAGTTGGTAATGTTATAGAGGCTTTCAACTGTCTGATATAGTCTAATACATGACACATTACCAGGTCCATAAAGAAATTACCTCTTGCTCCATTCTCTACATCAAGCCAATAGATAGCGGCTTTTTGAGAATCAGGATTAAATGTTTTATCTGGTCTAAAGTCGGGTACAATAGGTCTAGAACAGATACCTCTCATAAAAAATTGGTACTCAGATGGCATATCCCCCATGAAGAGATAAGGTTTTCTATACTCAGTAAAATAAGTCCATGCGCCAGGAGTAGGATAAGAGGAAGTTCCAAGTCCATTACTACAGATTCTCCATTGTGGAAGAGAATTAGGAACTAGAATAATCTGGTCTTCCGATATCATACAGTCCAGCCATAGGGTAAAGTTAGATTTTACTTCAAAGAATCCATCCATACCATAACACGTGCTCATCTGCTCCTTGTTAATTTTCATTTCAAGGATTAAAGGAACCGTGTTTTCATACTCTCTCAATGCTTTCTTAAATATTTCCAACAGGATCTCATCTGCGGAAAGATAATCATTCAACCCCAGAATTTCATCGAGAGAGGGAATAGCGATCAAAGAGGTACGAATAAATACTTTCCTCTTAAGATCAGTTAATAAGACTTTATCCATGTTAGAAATAGTTTTACGTGTTCAATTTGCTATAATCTTACTCAGAACTATAGCACTACTAAAGTTCTTTATCTAGTGAGTAAGAGAAAATAGGGAGGGACTTTACAACCCGAATCTTCCGAAATCATAAAATCCCTCCTTATATTAATTAAAGATTGTGATAGTCTGTAGAAACATCCATGCCAACATCATAGTAGTCCTCATAAACGTTTACATACTTCAACGATCTTGCGAATCTAACATTAACCGTTACTTGCTGTTTATTCTGACGAGCCAATTCCTCCTTATATGGTACGAAGATCTGATAAGCATCTACAGTAATACCCATTGGAAGAATAGTAGTCTTGAACCAGTACTCAAGAACACTAAGCATCTCATCACACATCTTCTGGTTAATCTTACGACCAATGAACTGTCTGAGGAGAATAGGAATAGCTTTGCCAATTCTAATACCAAGACGAGAATTACCATCTTCGTTCATGATGTTATTCTGAGAAGTCTTAGTAAAGCAATCATTCATATTCCAAGCTTGAGTAGGAACATTCCAAAGCACAGTATTAACTCGCTTGCTAAGAAGGAGTTCACGCTGTTTCTTATTAAACTCAGTAACAGGACGAGAATACTGAACTACACCGTATCTAGAACCAAGAATAGATGCAAACTCTTCATTGTTTCTACGGTTTCTAGCAACAGCCTCCCAATACAGAACTGATGGAGATGCATAATACTTCCAACCAAGAGTACCAGAGTCGATATCCCAAGGAGCCGACATGTAAAGCTTATAAGAATCCTGTGGAATCTTAGTTGCTTGATTACCAATAGTCATATAGTTAGTACTATTAGCAGTCGAAATTGGATAGAAGTAGTTGCTGTTGATAGCTACATTTGCCATATAGTTCTGGAAAGAAAGCTCTGTATTACCAAGATCGGACAGACCTTCAACAGTATAAACCTCATCAAGTACAATCTCATCTAAAGCCTTCTTCAAATCAGAGTCACTAATATCAAGAATGCTAGACTCAGTAGGATCAATAGTCAGATTTGCATAAAGTTGACCTGCGCCATTGGGTTGATCCTCATTACTAACACAAGTAAAGTAAGTTTCACCATTATCAATAGTTACATACTTACCAACCCATGCTTCACTTGCCGTTGGGAGTGTAGTCTTACGTTCAGCTGATGCACCTGCTGGGAGCTCTGCCTCTTCCCATACATAAACTGTTTTCTTATCATCCTCAACATAATCATAGTAGTTAAGACCCAGATCATGGAGGTCATCAGGGAGAGATACCTGAATCATCTGAATAAGACTGTTAACCTCACTAACTTCCATATCACCACGACCAGTAATATTGCCAATGTTAAAGAAGCTAACCTCAGAATTTACACTTGGATCCCATACAGCAATCTCAAAGAAGTCACGAGCCTTAATAGAGTCGCTTGGTTCAACTGTTCCCTTCTGTGTGAAAGTATCAAGAACATCAGTCAAAACAGTATAAGGAGACTTGCCACTTTCTGTCAGTGAAGATACCTCAGAGTCTGCCAATTCCTTCTGAACAACTGCATCATGATTGAAACGACGAATACGAACTCTAAGAGTAGTAGCTGAGTTATTGGCATTAATAGCATAGAACTCGGCAGGCTCAAAACCGGACCAAGCTGCACCATTAATATCAATAATAGTATCAGCAGTATAAGAGCCACCCGTGCAGAAGTTCATCATAGCCAAACCGTCAGGAACTCTCTGATCACTAGTGTCAAGAACATAAGAACCAAGATAGAGCTCATTGAATACAACCGACACAACCTTAGCCTTATCAGCATCCGAAGAGTCACTATTTACGTCAATCTTCTCTTGAGCGGCAGCATCAGTGAAGAACTCAAAAGAGGGAGAATAAAACTTAGAACTTTCATTCAAGCTCTCTACCAAGTCTACCAAGTTATTAACATAGTAGTCATATTGAGCACCTTCATCTGTTGTGAGATTACCAAAAATACCAACACCGCTGATATTAATAGCCCAACCAGTACCTTCGTGACTAGCAGACATTCCATTTACATCCAATACCAGTTTTACTTTTGGCAGGGACTTCAGGAGCTCACCATCACGGAGTACATAAGTATTTTGATCATCCTTCTGAAGCGGTTTTGCAAAGAAAGTATCTTTTGCCTTTGATGCACGAACTACCAAAAGCGTATTAGAACCGGCCAGACGATAACCATTTGCCCACATCCGAGAAGCCAAAGTGGAATCATCACCACTATAAAGCATATTCAGAGAAGCAAGATAATCGCGTGTAACGTCCTGACTAGTATAAGTTGCCAAGAACTCCGACTGATTAGAAATAAGAGTAGGAGCTGCTGGACCTGCGTCAGAAATCAAAACAACACCGATAATAAGATCTTCGCCAGCAACCGGGTTAAGAGCAACTTGGCGAATTTGTTCCTGAACCTTAATATAGGGCTCAGAAGTTCTAATCCATTGTGCCATGTGATTATTAATTATATGAAATTAATTATCCTACTTCAACAAGATATACTGGGTAACCGTTGCGAATATAGAATTCTGCAATGCCTGCAATTAATCCAGAATCTGCTGAAGAATCTGATATTGTTGAAATAGTTATATCGTTAAATTTATCTGATACATGATGATTAACTACGCTAGTGTTAGGAATATTCTTCTCCATTTGCTTAGTCAATCTCTCAAGTTTAGGATCTGCAACAGTGTTAACCAAAAGACGAAGCTCACCAGAAACCTTAGAAATTACAATACTAATCTTCGTCTTAAGAGTAGTTGCTTGTTTCGGATCTCTAGTAAATTGTGTACCTTCCTTAAGATTAGATTTCTTAAGGTTTTCAACAACGTCCTTCATAAGTCTTTGATCAACACTGTTTTTACGATTGTATTTAGTAGCTACCTCCTTAATAGATCCACCTAAGAAACCGAGAGCAGCTCCAATAATAGTACCAGTTCCAATAGCTGCCAATGCTGCTAACTGATCACCGTTTTTATTATTCTGATTTATTCCAAAAACTTGTTTAGTTTTATCTCTAAATACAGAACCAGTAAAACCACCAGCAGTAGCACCAATCGTAGCCCCAGTAATAGTATCAGTTAAAACACTATTATTCTTCTGTCTAAATTTTGTATTAAATTTGTTTCCTGTTACAATATTGATCTTGATACCACTTTCAATTATCTTTTGAGCAAGATAGGTTTCAGTACCAGCCACAACATTAACATCAACAGTATAAACATTTTTAGAAACTTTATTCGAATAATAGTCTGCGTTCTTATATGCGTAGCAATAACTGTCAAGAAGGGTGTTCAATGTTCTTAACTCATAATTGTTTGGATTATTAATGAACATAACCAAAACATTACCAGTATAAAGGACTGACACTACATAACGTCTCGGGTCACCATCAACATCAAAGACAATACCCCTAGGATTTGGTACCTCTTTCTTGTTATTCTGTGTTCTTCTTGTTACTGTTCTACTGTGACCATATTCGTCAGTTGTAGTTTCAGAGATAGTCGTTTCATCTTCATCATAAGAATTAGGCTGATAAGCTTCCTCAATGGCTTTAATTAGGAGATAGGAGTTTGCATTGGTTGATCCACCAGTATTGAAAACACTCTTATCGGCCAAACTAGACATCCAGCCAACAAATGCTCCAAGACCAGCACCAATTAATGCTCCGACGCCTATTGAAGTTTTTTCACCAACTCCACCCATGATTCCGCCGAGGGCTCCACCTACACCAGCACCAACTAAAACCGGCCGAATACCACCGGCACTACGCTTGCCTCCTTTGTAACCACCGTCCTGAATAGAAAAGAGCCTAAATTTCTTCATCATATCATCCATTTTTTTCTCTCGGTCAACTTCCTTTTTTCCTAAGTCTTTAAAAGATCTGTCAACTTTACCAAGAGAATTTGTAAGGTTATTCATTGCTTTTAACTGATCTTTTTGGTAGCTTCTGTCTCGAGTAGATCTATGTACTTGAACACCTAAACCAGCAGTAGCAACTCCAAGACTTGCCGTTTGAAGTGGATTCTTTTTAATTAAATTGATAACCTTCTTTCCTACTCCGACAGCCTCATTATATTCTTTTTGCTTAAATTTAATCATAGCTTACTGAATTTGTTGCTGTTTAGAGTTTTCATAAGCGAAAGCATTTGGATCAAGTGCATTAGCTGTTCCTCTAACTGCTTTATCTCCGGCTGAATAAACACTTCCAAGGGCTGAACCGCCTATTACAGTTGTTCCAGCTAATCCTAAAGTTTTATGATTTTTCAACCAATTACCTGCAGCCTGAGATAATTCACTGTTAGTTGAATTTGCTAAGCTATTTGCAAAACTGTTATATCCTTTCACTCCACCAGTTCCAGAAAAGGAAGAAGCCGTTCCTAATATACTTTGCATTGGGTTTCTTTTAAAAGCACGAAAACCTTTAGCAATACTCCTCAAAGGCATAGCCATTCCATACTGCTTCTGTCTAAATTTAGGAGGCGTATTAGTATTATTTGCTGTCTGTCGTGTTTGGTTTGCTTGATCAATAAGAGCCTGGCGTTCTGATAAATAAGACATAGTTGGAGATATTGCACCAAAACCTAAACCACTAGCAACACCACCAATTTTGCCTAAACCTGTTTTAAAAGAGTTACCAATTAAGGTTCCTTCAGCAGAATAAGCTTTTTGTTGATTGTTGTTAGGTAATTCAATTCCATGTTTCTCCATATCATTTTGAATTGCCTTATTAGCAATATAAGAACCACCAGCAATACCTGCTCCCATTGTTCCCCATCCAGCAATAGTTTTCTTATTATTCCAAACAACATTGCCTAAATCTTTTCCCAAGCCTTTTATATTATTCCAGCTAAAAAGATTCTTTACTGCAGTGGCCGGAACACCAAATCTCTTTAGAATATAGTGTCCTTTACTAGAAAAACCTTTTTGAGAAACAACTTCGGCTGCTTGTTGTGCGGCTCTAGGATTCTTGGCGGAATTTCGGGCAATACGTTCTAGTGCTTTGTTTTGTCTTTTCATCTGCTCTTCCATTGCTTTTGACTGTGCCTCTTGCTCTTTTCCTTGTTGATCTGCTTGAATCATTTGAGCACCAGTAGCACCCAAACCAAGAACATTCAGTCCAGTCATAATAGCAGCCGCATTATAATTTTTCTGTCTAAACCTTATCATAATATTAAACTGCTTGTAAATCCTGACCAGACTCAGTAAGAGCTTGACCGACTCCTCTAGTTACTTTAGAGCCAGCCATATAACCGAGACCAGTACCGAGAGCTCCACCAACAGTACCACCAATTGCTGTACCTACAACTGGAACAACTGAGCCTATTGCTGAGCCAAGACCTGCACCTATTGCAGAGCCGACAGTTGCAGCACCGGCTATACCACCAGCAACACCACCCAAGTTAGAGTCCATTGTTTTTCCAATACCCTCCATTGCACCACCAGCAGCTCTTTGACCAGCATCTGCCATACCAAATGTTTTTCTTCTTAGTCTGTATGTTGCCATATTCCTAACCTCTCATTATTTAATTCTGATCTGAGTTTCCTCATTTCACTACCTAACTGATTGACTCTAGAAAGTTCTCTCTGCGAAGTATCCATTCTACCCAGTCGATCTAAGTCAGTATCATACTTCCGCCCACGTCTAAATCCTAAACCCATATTTGTGTTAAGAATTTTAGTGGCAGAGAATCTTTTTATCTTCATCATGCGTTAAGTAAATATATCTTATAATTAATGCCAAAAGGAAGGATATTCAGAGCTTTAATAGCATCTTCAATACTGTCAAATTCCAACACCAGACTACGCTCTCTCTTATCATACTTAATCGCTTCACCTAACAACTTAGTTACTTCTACACCAAAGTTGACATTAGGACCTTGATAGTTACCTGAAACTAGTGGGAATGTTTTCTTCTTATCTCCTCCACCTCCTCCGAATACTTTTTGACGAAATAGAGGCGTAGAACTTTCATCACTAAATTGTTTCTGAGTAGTTGATCCACTAAGATTAAAGTTAATACCGCCAATGGGCTTATATTGAGTTTTCCCAGGCAATCTAACTTCATCAGGTAACTTAGCTTTAGCTCCAATCTTAAGGTACATCCGATAAGTATCTTTATGAGCGAATGATGTAGATATTACAAAGCGTTCAATGACTATATTGTTTCCCTTCAGTACTGGTATAAGAACACTAGAATCAATAACACCATATTTCTGCTTTGCAAACTTATCCTTCATCAATTCAACATATAAACTTCTCATTGCATCATACTCTGAGAAAGTTTTTTGTCTGAACTTAATCATTTCTTATAAACAACTGATAAATCATACTTCTTAGCGAGAACCTCAATAATATCAAGAGCAATGCCTTTATGATCACATTCGGCAGTAATCACTCTATGCTCTCTATCGATATTTGTAATTCTCATCCTAAGAATATCTCTGATTAACTTTTGCGTGTAATTATATAACTCCTTATCTTGAACTTGTATTTGATAATAACCCAACTCGTTTTTCTTAAAGGAGACTAGAACCATAGCTTTAGAGTTTACCCTAGAGACTGCGTCAGCTTCCTTCGGAGTTATAATCTTTACATCAATGCCATTATCTTTCAGGTATTGAATAGCTTCCGGCATTAAGTCTTGAACCAGCGTCTTTTTCTGTCTAAAAGTTATCATAAATCTGAGTCAAGATTTAAAATTATCTCTTGCAGGAACTCATATCTCGAATCAATACATTCATAAAAGTAAAGTTCACATCTAAAAGAACACTGAAACGAGAAATTAGAGTTATCATCCGACTGATACAAGTGATTGAAATCTTCTGTTATTCCTCCCCACTTTATTGCAGCTGTCCACCTCTTTCCATATTTATCTGTCGTTTTAAACTCACAGAAATTAGTTAAGAGATCAACATTATTATACTTGTTTTTAAAGTCAAAGAACAATACCATATCTGTCGCTCTAAGATAAAATTCGACAGGTAATCTCTGACTTATAACCTCATCTAGCTCATTGGCATAGAAAGGATTATGAATTTTTGTCGGAGTTTGAGAAAATTGATAAATAACGTGGGAAGTTTTAGTTAGAGTAGTTTCTTTGTTCATTCTCACAAGTTCCAAGCCATAATCATTGAGAATTTTTCGGATCTCTAGTATGAATTGGTCTTGATAATCAACTGCTCGAATAACATAATCATCATAACGACGGCGAAGAGAATAAACAGTTGTGGAAGTAGATTCAAGAACTAAATCTTTATCCTTTATAGTGATCTTGGGAAAATTTCTAAACTTCCAACATTTAGGCTTAGGACCCACCGGCTGAAGATATGTGAGGTTACCTGAATAGAATATATAATTGATAAACTCTTCATTTTCAGCATCTTCGTCAGACACTACAATTGTCGTATAATTATAAGTTTGAACTACTCTAGACTCTGAATCACTAACAATAATAATATTGATCGTATGTGTATCTGAAGTCATTTTCCTTAACTTCAAACCATTCAGAGACACTGTTGTTGTAGAGAATCGTTTTGCTATATTGGTTGGTAACATCTCTACACTTTTACCGACCTGTGGAATTCCTAAAACAGTTGATAGAGATTGAGAAGTACTACCACTCGTATAGGTCAAGGTTAGTGTTGATGTAGACGGATTTTCTACCAAAGAGCAGATGGATCCCTCCTTAACTGAAAAATATTTACAACCTTTAAGAGAGGTAAGTTTGAGACCTCTATAAACTATCTCACTCATTTTAGATTAAATTATAGGATTAGCTTGCCATTGTTGAGCAGCTTCTTTCCAAAGTTGATTTCGTTCTCCTATCTTTTGTGCCTGAGCAATTGCAGCCTGTGAATCAATACCTGCCTTACCAGATTTTTGATATGCTTTATAACTATCAAAACCTGCTGCTTTAGCTCGGTTAGCTAGATTTTGCTGTTGTGCCTTCGCAATATTTTTTGCACGAAGTACATAGTTTGCATCGGCTACACCCTGTTTGCCACTTTGATAAACAGATTCACCAATTTTACCTAAGCCATTTTTCTTCAGTGAAGCACCTAACCGTTGTACGCCCATATTAGTTGATCTCATTGCTTTAGCACCAAAAAGACCTGATTTAGCTCCACCGAACGCAGCTGCAGCAGTACCAAGAGTGGCAAGGGCTCCCAAACCAACTTTAGCTCCAGTACTAAGCCCACTTTTTTGATTATCTTCATCAGAGAACAGCTTAATTCTAGAGGGAGCACTATATAATTTTCTTTTTAAAGTAAAAGTACTTGCCATATAAATTTATTTTTTAAAGTCCTCCTTAATGGAATCACCTACACCAGAGATACCACCAATAACAGCGCCTGGAACTGTTCCAGCAACGGCTCCTGCTGCGCTACCGGCTAATGACGCCACTGGACCGCCAACCATTCCGGCTAAGCCTCCAACCAGTCCTCCGACCATTGCACCCTTTTTAACTCCATCACTTACATCAAACATTTTTCTTTTTAATCTGTAAGTAGCCATTATCTATAGAGTATTAAAAACAAAGAGAGGAACCATCTACGGTTAAATAGACAGTCCCTCCCTTAGAGAAATTCTTTATCTTGAGGGGAAACTAAGTCCCAAAGAATCCTTTATTAGATACCCATCTTGAAGGTAACCTTCTGGGCCAGCTCAGGAGCAAGATACTTAGTACCTTCCTGGTAGTAGATACCAGCTGCCATCTGAGTTGGGTTATTGTAGTTACCAACAGTAGGAGTATCAGTCAGAGGCATGTAGATACCACGTGCCAGAGGAGCCATCTGACCATCAGCAGTCTTATGGATAGCATAGAATGTGCCTTCACCTGCATTCTCAGCGATGTCAGTAGAACGGAGAACTGGAACGCCATCATACCAACCAAGGAGGTCGTTGATGTAAGTCATCTTAGTGTTCTTCTTCCACTTACCATTGATACCACCCTTCTGGAACTGATTAGCTGCATTAGCACCAGCTACATAAGCGGTAGTAGTAACACCCTTAACAGCCTTCTGAGCGAGGTAGCTTTCTACGTTCACCAGATAAGCGTCAAAGAGGTCTACTCTAGAACGATAATCATAGAACTGACCAGTAACGGCAGCCTGAGACAGATCAAGGTCAACCAAAGTGTCACCAGTATAATACTCTTCAAGAGTAGAAACGAGCTTGTAGTTGATAGCCTTAGTATAGAGCTCACGAAGCTTAGTGAAGAGGAAGGTAGCCATGTCAGCACCAGTAGCCTTCTTCATTGCACCGAGAGCAGCAATGTTGAATTCAGCAACGAGCATATCAGGAACAGTCGAGAGACCAAGTTGCTGCTGCTTAGCGATAAAACGCTTGTCATTAGCATGAGCATTGCTAGCACCTACAGTATTGCAAGGAGTACCAGTAACATCTTCCTTACCTACGATAGTGATAGATTCAGTTGCAGGATCACCACTCAGAGCAGTAGTAAGAGTGAAGTCGATACGACCGTTCAGGTAGTTGATAGTACCATCAGTGATCTTACCAGCAACAGCCATGAATGCACCCTGACCATTATCGATCAGCTCAAACTTCTCAGTAGCAGTCTGGATCTTAACACGAACTGTACCAGGAATAATCTTACGACCAACCAGAGCATTCCAGTCTGCACGAGCAGCAGGAGTCAGGTCAAGGTTGAAGCCGCCCATAGTCTGGATATCCTGATAGTTATCGGGACCCAGGTTAGGAATAACAGAACGGTTGTCAGTTACGCCAAGAACGTCGAACCAATAGAACAGACCGTTAGGCTGATCAAAGTCACGCTCGATAGACATATAACCTGCAAATGAGCTTACGTAAGAAGCAACAGATGCATTGAAATACTGTGTGCTCAACAGAGGAGTTTCAGCATAGCCAGAGAAAGTCTTCTGAAGGAGGTTAGGACGATTGCCAATACCAAAGATTTCCATATCCTCTTCATTACGAGAGAACATCTTAGCATACTCACGAAGACGAAGATTAGCATCATCCTGAGATACAGAACTGTTTACCAGAGCCTCCATCATAGCGGGAGTCTGCATGGCCTGCAAATAAGAGTTATTCATATTATGAATTATCAATTTAATAAGTTATTTTATTTCAAAAGCGAGTTGCCTTTGAACCAAGATACGAGTGTGTCCTCGCTATCACTGAAGGTTCTTTCTTCACCCTCAGAGAACTGTGCCTCCTGGAGATCTTCCTGCTCCTCAACAGCTGGAGTTTGCTTTGCTTCAATAATTTGAGCACTAGCCTCTGCTGCTGCTTCCTGGATAGACTGAACTGCCTGGAGAGCTTTATCTTCAATAGCCTCAAGACTTGGAACTACTTCCTCACCCTCTGGTTCGGGGTTGAGAGGTACAAGTTCGCCTGTCTGAGGATCACGAACTGCCTGAATTACTTCCTGTTCTGCTGCATTCAGTTCATTGAAAGCCTTAGTGAAGAAATCATCAAGAACGGGATCCTCGGAGTACTTCTTCTCCTCTTCATCCTCATCCTCATCCTCACCTTCACTGTCCTCAACAGCCAGGTCTTCGGTAAGTTCATCTGCCTCTTCTTCTGAAATTGGAGAGATATCCATGTTATCTTCATCAAGAATAGTAGCCTTAGTAAACTCACCACTCTCCTTGTCCTCGATAACAGCAGTAGTAGCATCAACAGGAGTAATTACCTCTGTATTATTCTCAATCTGCTCACCACTTTCAATAGCATCTTCAATATCATTTTGGCTAGACTCAGAATCTTCAGAGAACATACGAATCATATAGTCGGTCAGATCTTCCTCAGAGAATTTCTTTTCCTCTTCATCGTCCTCATTATTCTCATCTGCGTCATCAGCATCTTCCTCTTCATCCTCAGCCTCTGCATCATCTTCTACTTCCTCTTCTGTTTCGGGTTCATCCTCATCTTCACCATCCTCAGAAACAGCCAAGTCTTCAGTAAGTTCCTCAGCCTCAGATTCTGTGATTGGGTCAAGATTCATTTCTTCACCATCGAGAGTAACCTTAGTAAACTCACCATTCTCCTTATCCTCAACCACTGCAGTAGTAGCATCAACAGGAGTAATGATTTCACCGTCTACTTCAATTTCGTCACCATTCTCGATAGCATCCTCGATAACATCCTGAGAAGCAGATACACCATCAGCTGCCTCAGAGAAGATCTTCATCATGTAGTCTGTGTGGTCGCTGTAGAAACGAGTAACAAAGATAGTATGATCACTATACTCTACCTGCTCGGGCTCCTCAACGTCATCTTCAGACTCAGCACCAAGATTGTTCAAAAGATCGATAGCATAATCACGTGCTTCACTTGGGCATTCAAATACAGAAACACCCGAAACACCATCTTCCTCAAGACGACCAACGAGATCCTGTGCATCTTCCTCACTGTAAACTGGAGCGTCTACAATAATATGATTAATAGGATCAACACCAACTACATGGAGAGCATCAAACTCTTCCTCTGCACCTGGAGCAGCGGGAGCACCAGCATATTCCTCGTCCTCCTCATCCTCATCCTCGTCTTCGTCTTCACTGTAATACTTAGAGAGTTCCTTCTGATCGAGTTCCTGTACGTCTAGATTTTCGTCGTCCAGAGTAACCTTAGCGGCATCACCTGTCTCAACATCCTTGACAATAACAGCATCTTCGTCCTCTACCTTCTCGATAACCAAGTTACCAACCTTAGCAGATTCGTCACACTCGATGCAATCAGAGAAAATTCTCTCACAATAAGCCTGATCAGAGAAAATGCGCAGAACTACACTATTGTCTGTTGATACGCTAAATTCTCTTTCTTCGTCATCCTCCTCAGGACATGAGCTTTCGCCACCTTCAACAATCTGGCGCCCTTCTCCTGTTTCAGCATTTTCTTCTACTGTAGCTTCCTGGCCGGCCTCAGGATTCAAACCGCCATTAGCTTTATTTGGTGCAATTACGCCAGCACCATTCATATGATCCTCAACCTTTTCATCTGGAGCACCTTCTTGAGCACCGACTTCTACAGTGTCACCCACTTCCGGATGCAAGTAGCCCTCAATCTGCTCAGACTGAACTGCGGGATTACCAGGTTCGAGATCATAGTTGCCATCTTCTGCCTGAGATACAAGCGTAATTTCACCACCATGGCCAAGGTCTGTTACCTGAACAACACCCTCACCAAGGTTTACATATTCCAGCTGATTGTCATTATCAACAACCTTACCGGACTCTTTAGCTGCCTCAATGTCCTTTGCTGTCTGCTCGAGAACTTCCTGCTCCTCATCAGCAGAGGCACTAAACATACGGCTCATAAAAGTAGTAACCATCTTTTTCAAAATTAGAGATTAATTATTTTATTTCAACACCCTGACCGTATTACCAGAAATGGAAATTACACCCCTATTTTTCAATAAGTCCATAATTCCTTCTGGAGCATCTGGGTATCTAGTATCTATAATCTTCTTAAAACCCTCATAGTCCCTCTCAGAACCACCAAATTCTAGGGGAAGATCATTAATTATTCCGCTCGTTTTGGCCCAATCGTCTTCTGCCTTAACGGTATCAAAACCATGAGCCTTCTTTAAAACAATAACACCACGAGGAGAAATCTTATCTTCCAAAGAGTCAAGGATAGCTTCTTTCTTAGCTCCATATGCCCCAACTACCTCTGGATCAAGCTCAAAAACCTTAGTGACTTTTACCAAGATCTTTGAAAATAAACGAGATTGCATAAAAGCAGTATCCAAAACATGAATATCACCATTATCATTAACCTCAGCAAAACCCTTATCCAAAAGTTCGTCAGAGGTGCAACCAAACGTCTTTTCTATATCTTCCTCTTTAAATGTTTTACCAGAGAATTCCTTTAACTTCAATTCAAACTCGTCTGTTGTCTCGGAAAAAGTCTTCTGAAATGCTTCCTCTTCCCCAGGCAACGTAGAATATAAACCTACTCTTTGCTTACCTTCTGCCGCCTCTTCAACTGGCTCAGGAGTAGATGAATTATTGGAGAAAAACGTACGAACTACATTAAATCTCAATCCACCACACCTAGGACAAATCTGAGACGTAGTATGAGCAGTAGTTTCAAATTTATATCCACAATCCGCGCACTCTAATACCGTCGTTCCAGGATTCTCTTCTTCTGCGCAAAACAATTTTCTACGACGGATAACTGTTGGCGCGGAACTTGAAAATAACTTAACTCTAGCCATAATTATCCTTCTGTTTCTTCATTATTCTGCTCACTCTCATCCCCTTCTTCAACAACAGGAGCATGAGGATTATTAAAAACTTCATCACACAAGGAATTAATAAACTCCATATATGCAGTCTGAAGCTTTTGATAACGATTCTTACTAACAAAGCCCTGTTTAGTCAACTCATTAAAAGCAAACCTATATGGGATCTGTAACTTTTGTGCTGCTTGACGAACATTTTTACCCAATGCACCAGCGCCAAGCAATGCCATTAATGACTTACCCTGAATAACCTGAGGAGAAATACGCTGAATAACAAAAAGAATATCATTAGTAAACATTCCCTTCAATATTCCCTTAGTCTCTTCATCCATCCTATCACCAAGAGATTTAACTACTTGCTTATATGATAAAATGGTCTTCCTGAAAAATACACGAGGAGAATACTTAGCCTCACGCAATCTCTCCTTAACACTGGCAATGGAGTATTCCTTTTGAACCGGAACAGACTCCTCTTCTACAATGTCAGTTACTTCAGCACAAGTCGAAAAACATTTAGCCTTGAGGGTCGTAAATTCATTATTAATCTTTGAAGACTTTGGATAACCTGCACAGACACTATCAGTTGCTGAAAAAGTCTTTACATACATTTTTCCGTCTTCAAGATCAGAGTAAGACCTTTCACCCTCTGACTCATAATCACCCTCTTCATTAATTATATCTACAACAGCAGCCTTCTTACCCCAACTTGGATTCATAGTAAAGTCACAAGATTTCAACGACTGAAGCTTGGAAAGTTCATCACCTCCATTCGTCGACTTCCAATAACCAAGAAGAACACAAGAAATTGTAAGCTTAATGCCTTGCTTCAATAAACCACGAAGACGCTTGATGTTCTGAACTGCTCTATCGTCTAAGCCTTCAGTATCAAGAATCGTTAATGTTCCCCACAACCAACCGTCCTTCTCCAACCAAAGATCACTGACGTAATGTGTGGGTGTCGGAGCTTTATCATCTACAATCAACATGCTATCATCCTTACCAACTGTCTTAGATAATGTGGGATTATCTGGGAAAACAGCCTGAATAGCACGAGAACGATGAGTAAGAGTTCCTAACATTATTCTATTAGCAATATCCTCCTTACATGCCTGACTGTTAATGTAAGAAGAAATTACCTCATATGGAACACGACTCTTATCACTGGCAGGAGTTTCGAACGATAAAATTCGACACTTTACCTTCATTTTATTATCGTGATTAATATTTATCGACCAAGACTAATATAACTCAATCTCGGCTAAATTAAAATGTCTTGATGTTTTTAACGACTACCTATTGTGAAATAATTAGCATAAATAACACTAATAGCCACTAAGATAGCCGAAAAGAATGTAATAAACTCCGTCATAATTATCTAAAAATTAAATGGTTAATGACGATGTTTTGTTATGCTTTGTTCCCTATCTCCACATCAAAGGGTAGACTTAAAGTCGGATAGGGAAGAAGAATATGATTTCAAATAAAAAATAGAGGACAAACTTAACTAAACTATAAAGGTCTAGGGAAAGGAGTATGCCATAAATTCAGCACACCTCTTTTGATCCCTAGTTCAGCCCGAAAGAGTTAAATAGAGTCAGAAACAACTGAATCTACTACAACACTATCGACTTCAATAATTGTATCACTGTCTACCAATACTACACTATCACTGTCATTGGAGACCTCGCCCTTACAACTACCTTTGCAAGAGCCAAGAACAACAGAAAGAGTAAGAAGGCAAAACAATGAAATAACTGCTTTCTTCATAGTTTAAATGAAATCAATGGAGTTTAAAGAGTTTAATATAAAGTAAAAGCCAAATTTCTCTCCACTGTTATCTAGAAAAATGACTTGATTTAGCTCCCGGAATCTAATCGAATAGTAGAGACCTTATTTCAGACTCGTCCCGGGATAAGGAATATTTTATAGTATGACAAAAGAAAACTCGAGTCAATTATTTCTTTTTATTAATTTCCTCCTGAAGTGCCTTACGCTTAGCTAAACGATCTTCAGTATTCTTCTTAGCACCAAAATAGCCACCAGTAGCACCAGCGCCTGCACCTACTCCAGCACCAACTGCAGCCCCAATTCCAGCACCTTTCAGTACATGAGCAGGTTTTATTTTGCCTTTTGTAAGGTAATAACTAGCAGCAGCACCAGCTAAACCACCAAGAGTACCAAGAGTACCACCAGTAAGAGCACCATTAACTAGTGCACCCTTCTTAGCAGCTGCTTTTTTAGCACCTCTTAAAATTTCTTCATCACTTTTACCTTCTTCGTCAAGTTTATTGGCTTTTTTTACTCCTGCGGAAACACCTACACCAAAAGGATCACCAAGACCAAGAGCACGTCGCATTCCTCTATGACTGCCTACATGCTTTAATGAAACCTTTTTCTCGTCATCAGAGAAGTTGTGTTGTTTTAAAATAATCATAACTTTAAACTTTGAATATTGGGTTAGGTTTAAAGGTCTGATTATCATTTATTATTCTACCTCCCTCCCCTAAGACCTAGTGTAGAAAATATTATTTGCTTAGTCCATTATCATTTTTAAAAAGTTTCATAAAGCTGTCGATTGCCTCTTTTGATTCTGGACTATCTAACCCTTGATCATGATGTTCCTCGGCCAATTTCTGAAGTAATTTATCAGAGTCTGGTATTGAGGCCTGTTTGAGAATATCATCAAGGTTCTGAATAAATTGCATTAACTTTTCAACCATTAAGAAAACATCGGCAGCGGAAAATTGCTCTGACATCATTATCTCTGGCTGAAGTACATAGTCAACTGCAATGGAAAGTTTATTAATCAAATGTATTAGAAGAAGAGGCTTTATAGATTTAAATAATTCTGATGTATAAAGCTCTAATGTTCTTCTAGTGTTAGGATCAGCACAATTAACTAAAGTCTTGGAAAGATTTGAAAAGTCTACCTCCAAATCTAATCCATATTCCTTGTTATAATCTGTAAATACCTGTGACAAAGCCCTAGTCATCTCTTGTGCCTTTTGCTCTTTATTATTTTTGGCTAGAGCTGTTGCATCAAGAATCATGTTTTTGGCGGAAGTAGGTATTTTTGGGGCTGATGATATAATAGATTTAAGTTCGTCCTCCTCATCAACCACACTAACCACTCCTTCAGACGCCATGATCTCTTTTTTAAAACTGGGATCATCAAAAGGGTTAACTGATTTTAGAGACGGCATAATTATTTGAATTTTAATGGTTTATAGTTTCATTATCACACAGCCGGAAGAGAAACCAAGGAATTAACTCCAAGGCCTCTCTAACATCATGTGCATAACAAAACATCTGAATTAGTTCCCACAGCCTGATCGAACAGAATAAGTCATATTTCAACTTAACTGTGGGAAAATATTATTAATTAGGGTTGCCGAAAGAATAGCCAACTCTTCTTCGATGATTCGCTACCCAATCTCGGCGCTCTCTACGTTCAGCTAGCTTCTGTGCATAACTAAGGCGATCATTAATAAATCTATTACGCTCTCTATCTTTATGAGTAATAGCAAGACCAGCACCAGTTCCAGTTACTCCACCAGCCAAAGCACCAACCGCAGCCCCAATTCCAGCACCTTTCAAAGATTTCTTAGCCACACCACCAATGATTGATCCTGCTAAAGCTCCTGCTCCAGCACCATAACCACCAATTCTAGCTGCCTTTTTATAGGTATCAGCATTGGATTTCTTCTCCTCAGCCAATAACTCAGCATCTGTCATGGTCTTATAATCATCAGTAACGTCATACTCAGAAACATTCCTTCCTGAAAAGTACTTTCGTTTAAGTCTAAGAATCATCTTTATGTTAGTTGAGGGTTGAATTATTCAGCAGACTCAGCGGCCTTCTTAGCTGCCTTCTTACGCTTATAAGCACGAACACCTGCAACAGTACCAGCAGCAACAACAGGAGCAGCTACAGCAATACCAGCAGTAGTCTTCGGGTGCTTACTTGCAAATTCAACAACCTTACCTGCACCGCTCTTAATAGCATTCTTAACCTTGCCGCCATCCTTCATACCAGCAAGTGCTTTAGTACCATAATAAGCACCAACACCACCAGCAGCTAAACCAGCACCAGTACCGCCAACGATAGCAGCTTCCTTAGCAATCTTCTTTGCCTTAGCCTTCTTAGAAGCTTTTTCTTGCTCTTCCTCTTCTGCCTCAGCATAAACCTTCTGGAGATATGCCTCTTCAGAAATAATCTCATTAGTAGAGAAGAGCTTCTGTTCACCTGTAGCCTCATCCATTACTACAGAAAATACCTTACGACGAATGTACATAATAATACAATTAATTTAAAAAAATTATTTAATCTTCTTATCTTTCCTATGATTTTTGATAATAGTTCTCATAGGAGAGACAATCCGTTTAACCAAGTTAAGTTTCTTTTTAACTGGTTTTATATTTCCAGCTGGTGAATCAGATACAGAGTCGACTACTTTCTCTGCTGGATTTAATAGGTAGTTATCAGTTAATTGAGCTGACTGGTACCCAATTCCATTTAGGTTTACTTCCCCATAGCCAGAATATAATCGACTTCTCTTGATTATCATCTCCAACCAGATTTTAGTGGATTGAAAACATTGCCCTTCTCTCGTTGTTTTCGCTCTTTTTCAGCATCTTCAACATCTTGGGTAAATGTTTTTTCTTTGAGCTCAACCATAATCTTTAATTTAATGTTTCATCGGGACAGGTTGTAAAGCTCTAGATCTTGTTTTATATAGACCAACATTCTTTGCTTCAGCCTCAGAAGATTGGTTTTCTACCTTCTTAATATTAATACTATTTTTAAGATCCTGCTTGTCTTCTTCGTTTTGTCGCTTCTGATTCATCATTGAGGCTTTCATTTGATCGCGTTTCTCTTGGGCTTGAAGTCTTTGTCTAAGCCTTTGAGTTTGTAACCATTGCCTCTGCTGTCTCATCTGCTCAAGCATCAGATCTTTAGAAGTAATATTCCCCGAAGTACCAAATCCTGGGGTTGGTGGCTGTTGTTGTCCCGAATTATTATCTATTGGAGTTGGTTGAGGCTGAGAAAACAGTTTACTTCTTATCCTCTTTAGTCTCATCTTTTTTCTCCTCTAGTTTCTTCTTATTTTTGTAGTGTTGATAGGCAGTATAACCAGTTACACCAAGACCAGCGGTAGTTACTAAGGCTCCTGTGGCTTTAAGCTTAGTACTATTCTTATTCCAAGCGCTCTTACCACTTTTGTCAAGCTTTTTATAATACTTACCCATCTTTTCTGGATCAATATTGTGCTTCTTCATCCAATCCAAAGCATAACCACCACCAACCATTGCACCACCAAGGCCAGTCGTTGCAATTCCACCTGCCAATCCTTTCTTCGCCAATGCCACTTTCTCTTCTGGCGTTAGCTGTTTCTTCTCTTCTTTAGCCATTAATCAAATTTTGTTTTTGGTTGTTGTTGTTCTGGAGCTTGAATTGTACTAGGATCAACTCCTAATTGTTCAAACTGAGAATTAACTTTAGCATTCTGTAAAGCTAAGAATTTCTCAACCGTCTCCTCCGTTATAATAGACTCTGTATTCGGGTCTATATCTTTAACCAAATTTTGAATATAGGTTAAGAATGCCTTTGGTTCAATTAAAGGAGAAGTAATATCAAGTGTCTGAATCGCACTCTGGAATACATTAGATACACCCTGCAAGAGATTATTAATAGACTCTGACTGGTTGATCTGATTATTATATTCTACACTTGTCTTCTCGCTAATATGAAGTCTAATCAAGGCAGGATCTAATTCCTCTCCATATAGTTGACGATAAATAGAGCAAACAAGATTAGTAACTGAGTCTTTAATACCTGTCATAAACGCGGCGACTCTAGAATTTGCTCGTTCGGATTGCTGAAGTACTACCCATTTTGAGCCAGAAGTAGAATCAAGGAGCGTTGACGGAAGACCCAAGGAACCAAGAACATTCGCTTTATTACTATCAAGAGACTGCATAATGTCCAAGAGCTTCTCAGACAACTTATCCAGAGGCAACATACTATTCTTACCACCAATCGTCGAATTATAATCAGGCACAAACTTCGCACTCTGAGTTAATGTATTCTCAATAAAAGAAGTAACATCAAACTGAGAGGTCAAGAAAGAAGCCAGTTCATTCGTATTATTGGCAAGTTTAGTCGCTCTAGCACATAACTCCTGGGCAGACTCAAGAGGAACAGACTTATCAAATTGAAGAAGAAATATTTGAACAGATGAAAGGTCTCTAAGTGATATAAGTGAAACTAGTAACTCTTTGACTGTCAACTCCTTAATCTTCAAAATCAAAGGATAGAATAAAGGCTCAGAGGCAGTGTAGGATTCTTTCTTAATGACTTTTTCACGATTAGTTTCTTTATCTTTCCCTAGATCAATCTTGTGCTGACCATATTGTTCTTTCCAACCTGAATTCAAATCATTAACCAGGCGAAGATTATTAGAAGCTATGTAAATTACCTCATCTCTAGGAATTTCATACATAGTTCCATCATTTCCTTTTGCCAAGAATTTTTCCTCCATCTCGCCCTCTTTGTTTCGTGATTTCTTGATAATAACCGAGACAGGGTCATTCAATTCCTCAATCCGAAACTTTACATAACCTAATTCATCCTTAGTCTTCTGTAAGAGAGCATAATATTCACCAAAGAAAACGTAATCCTGAATATGATCCCTAATAAAATCAAACAGGCGAATATCTTTAGTCAGAATATCATTAATTCTATCTGTCTTAGTTGCGTCATTCTCACCTTCGGCATTCAAGATCGTTACTACCTGCTGTCTGTTACTGTCCAAGAGAAAGTTTATCAAGTAATCAGCAAAGAAGTTAGTAGCGAGTTTACTAATATCTAGAAGCTGATAACCCTTAAGCTCAATGATTCTATCTAAGTAACCAGACAATCGATTTGATGCACTTGAATTTCCTAAGAGAGGTGACCTTCTATCGATTTCAAATAATCTTGAAGTCCCCGTCGATCCAATTGCAGAGTATCCATTCCCACCATTGTAAATATTGCTCCGAATAGGAATACGACTAGAACCGATAGCAAACGATCCGAATAACTTTTGAAATAAATTATCGGACTTTTTCATAATCGAATTTTTAATATATAAATTTCATTGTATAAAGAAAATGTCACACAGAATGGCTAAAAAAGTGGAAAATTTAAGTAAGAATTGCACAAAAAGACACTCAATTTGACCTTGAGAACTTCAAATATGCATCTTTTAACTTAGAATCATACTTATTTGCTGCATATCCCGGCCCATTATAACCACGAGCAAATGCAGACCAATTCTTAGAAATCAAATGTGTTACTAGATTAGATCGCTTCATAAATTCCATTCCCAACATAAACTGAGAGAACTGATTTTTACACATGAGATTATAAAACTCCTCAACAGATCCACAACCACAATTCTTATAATTATTTCCCATGATCTGAAACATACCCCACGAAGCAGATTTAATTGCACAAGACCTATCTATCTCCATGGCTTCTTCTAATCTAGACCACTCCTTAATACCACCTAAGTACTTTCCTTTAGTCCATTTTTTATATACTATGTTTGGATGAGTTTTACACAAGGACTCTACATCCTTACCGAGTGCCTTTAATTCACGATAAAAAACATGACCTTCAAATAAGATCTGAGGTTTACCAGGGGCTTCAAATCCACCTTTACCTCCCGTTTCTACCCTCTGAACCGCTTTAAGACAGGCAGGATCACAACCAAGTAACTGAGCAAACATAGAATAATCCCAGTCCGTTATGTTACTGTTATTCTGAAATTTCTCCCGATAACTTAAGATTATGGCCTTCCAAGTATTATATCCCACAATACCATCAGACACTAAATCATGTGACTCTTGAAATTTCTTGATGATAGAATCGAGATCTGAGTCAAAGTTCTCACGATAATTAACACCCAATAACTGACATAAGAGATCTAAATTACTACCACCACTCATCCCTAATTTTAAAGTTTTCATCACTTTAGATATTTATTTATCAAACCTTTAAAAGCTTGATTGTATTTTTCAAATGACTCAGGATCAGAAAACTCTACATCAATACCTTCTTTCTTACATAAATCAATAACCCTTAAAAAGAAATCCTTAAGAGTGCATGGTTTACCGTAAAAATTGTAGGTTTTCAAAATTGGGTCATAGAACAAAATAAACTCAACGTTTTCAAAAAGTGCTTCATTGATAACCGAAACACATGGAATTTTTCCCTTTACTGGAATTACATAGTCCTCACTCTGAAAAATAGAATATTCATAAGCAGCAACTACATCAATCCATTCAGCCGGAGAAGATGGGAGATAAATATCATAATAGCCCGCATCATTATTATAAATTTCAGGACAAAGCTTTCTAATATCCTTCTCCTCTATAATTAATCGCTTAATCTTTCCTAAATCAGATGAAGGTGGTTGACTATTGGTAGCTAGAGTTTCAAGAGCTTTAGCATTCTCATTCTTCCATCTAACAAAGTCTTTTATCTTATCTTCCAAACCAGACTTAGACTTTACTGAACACAATGCACCAACAATCGCCCCACCTAACGTAGTAACTCCTAAACCAAGAAGAAATGATCTAAGTCTATTTCCACTTTTTGCAAAGAGAGAAACAACAGCACCAACAAGAAGACCTAAAGACACTGACACTATTGCGCCTGCTTTAGCTCCTTTTACTATATTAATGAAAGAATTAAGCGAATATTGCCTTTGTACTATCATTTTCTCAAGTCTCTTTCAAGCTCTCTACGCTTTCTCAATCTATCTTGTGCATTTTTCTTAGCACCCATTTTACCAGCAATATAGCCAGGCACTGCAGTAGATAATCCAGCTACACCACCAAGAATACTACCAGCTATTGCCCCTTTTTTCGTACTTTTCTTAAGGGCGTCAGCAGCTAATAGACCAAGAGCACCTCCGTTAGCAGCACCAAGAGTACCAAAAGTAGCAGCATTAGCAATAGCACCGCGCTTTCCACCTGCTTTTCCTACTTTCTCAATAATTTCTGCTTCAGATGCGCCCTCTTCATCAAGCTTATTAGCAAGTTTCTTTGTACTACGTGCGGCTAAAGAGGCAGGGAGATAACCAAGAGCAAGAGATCTACCAAGACCACGATGAGATTTCACTGACTTAAGAGAAATCTTTTTATCTTCATCTGAGAAAGTCTTATATCTATAAATAACCATAAAAATCCTCCTATTTATTTATTCATTAATTCTTTTCTCTTCTTAATACGAGTTTGCGCATTTTTCTTAGCACCAAGATAAGCACCCGCACCTGAGAGAATACCACCAGCAACAGCACCTGGAATTATTGCAACCGGACCACTAGCTAAAGCACCATACGCAGCTCCTCTAACAGCTCCAGTCACACCGCCTACTTTTGCTGCATGTTTACTAGATCTACGAACAATTGCTTCATCTGTCATACCTTTAGCGTCTAGGTCATCAGCTTTCATCTTCCCCGCTAAGCCACCACCAGCACCAAATAAACCACCAAGTACAAGAGATCTACCAAGACCACGATGAGAATTAACAGTACTTAATGCTGGTCTATCTTTTCCTTTATCTGAAAAAGTCTTATATCTAATTACTTTCATAATATCTAATTTTATAAATTCTCCTCAATAAAATTAAGAAGAGCTTTATTATAATCTTTAAAACCAGTAACTCTCCTTAGTTCTCGATTATCTCCAGAATCTTTGACAGCATGATAGAAAAAATCCTCTAATGATCCCTTTTTATTTTTATCAATCCAATAAGTCTGTTTAATTGGGTCGAATAAAGCGTAGTAGATTGGTTTATTTTTTCTAGTGTCAACTCCTAGACTTATACTAACAACGGGAATAGTTGAGACATCTGGAATTCCTAGGTTTTTTGCATTAGTAGCCCATAGAGAAGCACCAACAAAGTCTATCCACTCGGCATCCGTTTGTGGATATCTAATTACATAACCTAGGTCTGGCTGATGATGAATAATAGGACATAGGCTTCTAAATTTCTCCTCTGCATCTACTAACATTTTAATTTTGTTTAGTTCTGATTTAGAGGGAATGCTGTTTTTAACTAATCTACCAAGGGCTTTATAATTTTTTCTTTTCCAATTTATAAAATCCTCTAACTTATTCTTTATATTACTAATGGAATAAGCAGTGACTCCCCCAATAATTGCTCCTATTATTCCTAAACCCAGAGTAGTTAGTGCAAATGCTTTTCCATAACTCTTACCAAAAGCTTTATTAACAGCAGCAACAGCAAGAGATACAGATTTACCAAAGAAGATTCCTGTTCCAAATCCTAATAGAGCGCCTTTAAAAACTTCTTTGGCAGAAAAATATTTTTGTCGTATAACTCTCATATTATTTACTTACCAAAAATAAAAGATTTAGCCCCTTTTAGTACAGATTGGGTTGTAGGATCTTCTTTAAAATTATTGAACTTATTCCGAAAGTTAGAAAATTTACTCTGTTTTGTTGGTGTTGTTAACTGGGGAATATCAGAATACTTCTTTATTTTATTTTTTATTCCTTTAATTCCACGACTAGCTACTTTACCAATTAACCGACCAACACTAGCCTCTGACATAAATTTAGTTGTCTTTCCTAAATAACTTAACCAGGCTAATCGATAAAATTTCTTAGCATTTTTAAGTTCTGTCTCACTACATCCTATCTTCTCTTCCAAAAGTTGATAACCCTTGTAAGAAGCTAAAAATTCAGTAAAGAGGAGAGGAGATCTAAGACCAAACGCCACTAAACCAGATATAATTTCACCAATCACACCCGCCTTAAGTGATAGAAAACCAGAAATACCACCTAGAACATATGAAGCAAAAGAAATAAAATCTTCAGAAAATACGCCTGCTTTATCACGTAACTGAACATTCTTTAACTTAGGGTCTTTCGCTATAAGATAATGACCTACTTCATGAGCAATAGCCACAGAAGAATCATTATCATTATACATTACTAAGTATTTCTTATCTTCAAGCGCTTTCTTACACCAGTCTATTTCCGTTCTTAATCTCTTCGAATCACCCTCTTTCATGATTGTATCTACTGCTTCAGGCGTCATTTTTCTTATTCCTTCAGTATCCAAGAAACAAGAACCAGATCCAATATTAGCAAAGTAGACGTCTTTATAGGTTTTTGTACAATACCCTAAAAGTCTATTTCTAAGAGAGATTTCACCTGACCCTGAACTCTTACAAACTTCATCATTTAACCTCTGAGCAATATCCTGCATTATTTTTGGATAGAAAACGAATCGATAGACTGTTCCAAATACTGTCGGAGCGAAAGAAAGTATGGTATTCTTAAAATCAGTATCTGGAGTAATTTCACTAAAGGTTTTCTCTTCTCCTTCTTTCTCCTTCGTTAAAATAATCTTAAACCAAGAGCCATAAAGAACCTTAATAAAAACCATAAACTCCAGAAACGCCTTCAAAATATCCTCCCACTCCTCTTTCTTAGTCGGAAAAGTAATGACAGGAATTATATACTCTTCCTGGTCTTCATTTTCATACCTAAGAAATTTAAAGTTCCAGGTAGCATCAGGTTTTCGATATTTTGGTAGGATATGAGTCAGAGGATAATAGTAAAATTTATCAAAGAAAGTAATAGTACCGTCCTTGCCAACTGTCGCCTTTATATCGAATGTCTTATAATACTTCTTCCCAGATTTATATACCTCAACGTAATCTGATGAAATATAGTCTCTGTTATTAAAGGGGAAGTTGATAGTTACACCTTTATTCAAAAGCTTATTTATATAGGCCTCATCATATTTTCCTTGCTTTACCGCAAATATATTCCCCCGACCAACAGTAGAAGTAACCTCATCTTTATATATCATTCTACTACCAAAAGTGATGAAACTATGAACATCCTTCGGAGCAAAATCTTTAATATTAACTGGGATATTTCGACTAACTAACATAATTATCCATGTTTATTTGCCTGATAACCACGTAATGCTGCTTCCGCTTTCTCCTTGGTCTGATAGGTTGAATTCCAGAAAGTAGGAGGCTTAGTTTTGTATGATATAATCCTCCAATGACCTGACTTATCTTTCTGAACTACACCCTCTTTTCGACCCTTTTCTGCTATATCGGGAGGCACAATATCTCGACCAACAGCAGATTTAGAGAAGAACTTATGACGTAATATCAACATAATCCATAAAATATATAATGGTTTTATCATCAATGTCAGACTGCGTTAAAGAAGGATTATGACTCTCTGCCCACTTCTTTATAGTTAAGTTTGGTTTAAAATTCCCTTCCTTAATGTTGGTCCAAAAGCTCTTATTTACATTCCAACCAAACAACCTGACACAATAATCTTTCATCCCCTTAGATACCAAAGAGTCACAATATACATAGTACCAGGGACGCTTTAATATAATAGCTCGAATGGCGGGATCTTGACTTATAGCCGTCTTGAAATCTTTAATGAATTTTTCTTTATTGTTCCAGTGTTTCCTCTCTAAAACAATCCGATAAGTAGAACCTGGAAACTTAGAAAAATAACGCTTAATGTCTTCAGCCGTCCTAAAGTAAATCCCCCTAACACGAACTAAACCATGACAAATCTCCCAACGTTTCCGAGTCCAAGACCAAACTAGGCGGAGATCAAAAAACCTGACACCCCTCTCATATTGCTCTGAGATGGATAACCTTTGACACTTCCATAACGACTCAAACCAAGAGAATATTGGAATCCTTGGCGGTAAATAAGTGAAGGAATTATGACTGCCTAACATCTCTGTATATACTTAATAATACCCTCTACGTGAATCCGAGCTATCTGATGTCTACCTACGTCACTCAAAAGAAACTCTACATCCTTCTTGTTGTCCTGAAATAAATTCTCAGTTAAAACCGCTGGACATAAAGTTTTAGCTAAGACGTAAAGATTAGACTCCATATCAGGATCACCATCAGTCATGTCGGTTCGAATTGGTCTTTGCTTACCATCACTCGAATCAAATGTTGACTTGTACTCCTGATTTAAATACTTATTAGCCGCCCAGTATAAATCACACGCTAACTGATCTGACTTTGTCTTCCCCGGCGTTGTATAAGCACTCCAACCACGAGCTCCCATCCAAGACGCACCACTACCTGCCCCATTAACGTGAACAGAAACGTAAATTACATTCTTCTTGGGGTTCTTCTTTACTATATCATTGACAAACTTCACCCGCCATGATAACTCCCTTAATTGCTCTGTCTTGTATGATGAGGACTTAATCTCTGGCAACGGATCTAGGGCGGGATAATCAACTAAAACTTCATAACCATAACCGAGAAGGATGGATTTGATGTCTTCGACGATTTCCCGACTATACCGAGCCTCTATTAACGACTTATCTGGACTACACTTACCCGGCGTAGAACTTAAATGAGCCGTTCCTAATATAATAATTGAATTTTCTTTTGCCATAATCTTCTTATTTAATTTAGTCGGATAGACAGGACTCGAACCTGCACACCGTAACCAATATTAGAATCTAAATTTAACGCGTCTTCCATTCCGCCACTATCCGAATTAATGGGCTGAAGAAAATAAATCCTACAACCCAATATTTATTTAACAGCTCCAATATTAGAAAGAATAAATAGACTCCAACATATTCTGGAACGTCTCTCTAGTTTTTTCTTTATTACTTGTAGTCGCCATATCAAAGGTCTTAATTGATAGATCTACACCGTTATCATACTCTCCGCTGTCGATTGCTAATTTAAGAGAATATGAAGCTTGACATAAACTATCCCATACATCTTTACTACCTTTCTCTGGCTCCTCTCCCGTATTATCAAGAATTCTAGACGCTATTTTTGGATGATCTACTTTTCCTTTTGCTGTATAATATAAATCCGCCGCCTCTCTCTGAAAACGTAAATTCTCTGGCAAAGTTATAAAACCCTGCTGAAGAATATACTTTAAATATAAGGCTGGCTCACATGGAACATTATCAGTCGAAATTCTACCGTACGTCTTAATGTTTTCTCTCATGCACATCTGAAATATACCTCTAGAAAAAGCTTGGTCTGCACTTACCGTTACATCATATTTTCGACTCAAATCCTGAATCAATTGTTCGATATGATATAATGATAACTCTTGACCCTCCTTATTCTTTACCGCTAACATGAACAAACATCTTATCTTCGGCTGCTTTATTCCACCAACTTCTACCCACTTGTCAAATATACAAGCACTAATACCTGTCGCATCACCACCTTGAGCTGCACTTAAGTCTAAACCTAAATATATCTTGGTGTTGATGGGAATAACTGATAACATTGGCTCTAACTTCTTTATTATCCTGTCATTCTTATCGTAAAAGTCAATAGTGATAACCTCTGGCACATAATTCTTAATCGTGGAGGCAGACTTAATACATGAAATATCACCACCAAAGAATAAATCACTAGAACCTGTCGAAATACCAGATAAGTCCTGAAGAGATTTAACTAGGTTCATTTTATAGTCGGGAAGAAGCTGAATTGGTACCTTGATAATCTTAGAAGGATCAAACTTCGTCGGATCTGGCTCAAAATCCTTCGGCAATATTTGAGGAGGAATAGAACCACCATCACCAGTAAAAACCCTAAATGTCCTACCAGCCGACTCTTCATACATCCCAGGCCTAACTTCATAATGAGCTGGAGTACACGAATAATATAACTCAGACGGCGTATTCTCTTTAAACCACTCAGTCGCATCAGTCGCACCCCTAGCCGATGAGTCAATGATAAAATGACCAACTAACTCTAACTGCTCCTTGGAAAAACGAGACTTGAAACGTATTAGGGTCGTCGATAATGCTGTCTTACCTGTCTCACCCGGCCAGAAATTAATCTCACCTAGGGTCGCAAAAATCAAGTCATTACCTAAACCCATCGAACCCCTAGGACCAGATGTGACTACCTTGTACTTGAATGCACTGGGCTTAACGTTGTGGAAAAAAGGAGAATTCGACATGACATCCACCAATAACCAACGCTTAAACTCAACTTCAGCACTGTTTTCGTTACGGTGGGCAATTAAGAAAGATAAAATTTTGGGGACAATGTTTAATGTCTTGTACGGATCCTTCATGCATAATAACTTACACAAAGTCATAGCCATACATAACCTGGTAATAGTCGACTTACCTATACCAATGGCTCCCGATAAAACTAAATATGGCTTCCTCGTAAAAAATGAACCAGAAAAAACATCCTTACTCAACATGTTCTTCCAAAAGTCAAATATGTTACGACCACCATTGAAAAACTTCTCCCCACCTAAATAATAAGTGTCAGAATATAAACGCTCAATCGTCGGAGGAATCATACTGTAGCCCTTAATCTTGGCAAATACTAACTCCTTCTCACGATCAGTTAAAGAAGTGTATTGACGACGTAAATCAACACCCTTTAACTCCTCCTCTATACTCTTCGTGGGGTCTGTCTGATTAATGTAACTACCGTATTTTCCCATAATATTTTCTATTTTTAAATTTTCTCTAGCGCTTCAGGATGGACTCGAACCAACAACCCCTTGATTAACATAACAGTCAAGTGCTCTAACCAGTTGAGCTACTGAAACTAACCAACAATTATAGTGTCAGAAAATAATCTACTTAAAGCCAATCCGTCTTTCTAAGATTTGTTAATTTAATATTGTCTTTATCAATATAATCTAACAACTCTCGCTGCTCTGATGGAATAGTAGGATTCTTACGTCTTAAATTCAGTCTATTTTCAAACATTCCTTTTCTGTTGATTCTACCATTGAGCGTTTTTATATCAGTAACGGGAGTTTTCTGAAGACTTCTGCCCCAACTTTTTAAATTGTTAACAGATCCATCACCAATAATATTAGGCTTAAAATATTTAGAAGCTTCTTTGTGCCAATTTTTACCAATACTAGTATCAACGGCATTTCTAAGCGCCTTCATTGACTTAGAATTAAAGGTCTTTTGTCTTAAAATAATCATTTCTCTTATTGAAAGGGGAGTATTTTTTAATCTTCACACCCCCCCCCTCGTTAAGAAAGTGTAAAGTTTAATTTAATTAGTTGAGCCACAAAAACAATAACATGAACAGAATAGATCCTATGGCCTGATCGAACAGTAGAATTCTTATCTCAAATTCACCATAGGATGCACTTCAGTCACATTGCTATTTTATATTAAATCCATCCTTGTTGATAGAAAATATAACCAAAGATAGCCAAACAGCCACAATTAATATCCAACCGTAATTCTTCAAAAACTTTTTAAGCATTAGAGTTATTGGATTTCTTATGTTTATAGTGTTGATAGGCTTTAATTCCACCAACAGCTAAACCAGCACCAATAGTAGTATAGATAGCTGCCTTTGTTAATTTCTTATCCGCCCTGTTGAGTTTATTGGCGTATCTATCATATACTTTGGCTTGATAATTATTTCTAGTAGCATTTCTTTCGGCTGCTTGTCTAATCCTCTCCTCTGCTGAATAATTACTACCACTGCCTGAACTCCAATACCTAGAATTAGATCTGCCGGAGTTTTTCATAGCCTCCTCAGCTGCCTTACCTGCCGCTTGTTGTTCAGCAGTTGCGCCTGTTTCCTTGCCCTCGTAATAGAGAACATAATTTAGGTTATCTTGTAGGTTCTTAAGACGTCTCTGATTTGGCTTCGACTTCGCCATCTCCTCTTCTATCCTCTTACGAATCCAAGAAGAAGGTCGATCATATTCATTTGAAAACGTCTTCTGCTTTTTCTTCTTGTCTGTTGTCTTCCTACTCTTACTCTTCAACTTCTTATCCAAAAGTAAATCTAAACCGGCACCTACAGTAGCACCAATACCTGCTCCAATTACACCTCTCTTAACTGAATTGAACTTTCCAGTCTTATTTACTTTTTTCATAGCACCAGATAAGTTACCTAAACTTGCAGATTCTTTAGCTAAGCTAGAATAAGCATATCCTGGATTAGAAGTTCCTATGTTCTGAGATAAGTTATTTATTGAATCTAATGCTGCTTTAGATGTATTAAGATTTATAGCCCTGATATGACCCAATCTACGAGCACTTTCACCACCAAGACCCGCCCAAAATCCAAGCGCTGAAGTAGGAAGAATTAAGGATCCGTTTTCCTCGGTTTTTTGTTTTTGCCGAGTGCTTCTAGATTTTTTTACTTCCATTGTAGTATCCTATATTATCGAATTTGGCCTTCAAACTTAGCCTTATATTGCTCCAGTTTCTTAGATGAAATAAAATTAACTGGAACATGACACTCTGAAATGATATCAACGAACATATGAGCCACATCTTCAATTCTAGGAGCACGGACAAGAACAACAAAACCATCTCTACTAGGTTGAGCAGCATAATCCGCCTCTCTATTGAACTGTACCATAGACTCCAAGTGCTCATTAAATCCATCTAAGACTGTCGAACTTGGCTTATTTAGAAGGATCAAACAATAACCATAAGCAAAAGCAGCATTAATCATGAACTGCTTTGGATCCTTATTCTCGTTAATATATCTGTGAAGGGTAGCCGAATTTTCTGTATCTAGGTCCTTATCATCTCTAGTTGACTGCTTATATACTAAGTCAATAAACTCATTTGTGTCTACTACATTCTCAGCATTTCTTCTGTGATAACCTGCTCTAGTAAATACTGCATCAAGAGCTCCCCATAACGCTGCAAAAGCCTCAATACTACAGAAACTAAGAGCACCCCACTTTAAACCTTCTTTTGCACTATTCAAATCCGAACCAGCACGAAGTCCAACAACTGACCCAACAAGTGTACTAGGAAATAAACCAATTAATGAACTCAGCGCTGTTTTAGCTCCAAGTTCTCTAAGAAATGAGGCTTTCTTCTTTGGACCTCCCTCCTGAATAGTGAAGGATTTTTGTCTTATTAAATTCATATGAACGTAAAGTTATTTAAGCTTCTCCGTTGATAGTAAAAGCTTTGATTTTTCCCAAGGTTTTAAAATTTCTTGCCACTTCCACGTTCTAATCCATGCCTTAGTACTCCTCTTTCCATAATGATATAACCTCTTTTCTCCTTCTCCAGTGACTTTTATCTTCCCTAGGTTTTCAAGATAAAGATTCCCTAAGTACCACCATTCTGGAACTAATAAAGCATAAGGAACTTCAGACACAGTTGGCTTTAGTAGGCTCTCAGATCTTATATTCTTGGCCCGATAAACATAGAATTCTCCGCCTGTCAGATTTTCTCCAATCCAACCTGCCGACAATCCATCACTAGGACTTTCATATAACCTAATTCTCTGAGTCTGCCAATCACAAAATTTTCCCCTTGTTAAAAAATTATCAGGAATCGACGGAACTAGGATTGACTTCTCTAATTCCCCCTTTGATGAGATGAAATATAAAACTTTCCTAGATAACCGCATAACCTATAACTGTTTGAGGATGAAATTTTTATATGCCAAAAGATAACGCTTATTTCTATTCCAATCCTCTTTCTTAATGTAAGTTCGTGGGTCTAATTTCTCACGATACGCCTGCCCGAGTAGACTTAGGACCGCATCTTTTAATTCTAACCAAGTTGACCCACCACCAATAAAGACTTGACTAGAAACATCATACCTAATGCCAGAACCCGAATTGTATAAGAGCTGTAAGACTGATGGAGAGGAATCTTTTATCGACTCGGAAATATCAGAATAAGGCAAAAATGAATTGTAATGTAAACCTGTTCCTTTCCATGTCCCGTAAAATTCCTCCTCTAAACATAAGAAAGACCAAAACGATGATGGAATAGATGAACCATAGAGACCATTGAACTCTAACTCACTCTCTAAATTCCTCGATCCTGGTAAACTCCACGATAACTTCATTTCTTAACCTTACCATTAACAATCGACTCCTGCAATTCCCTGTTCTTGGCTAAACGCTCTTCCTCCTTCTTCTTATCATGCAACTTCTTAATACCATAACCTAATCCAGCTGCCGCACTAACACCCGCCGCAGTCCAACCGATTGCCTTCTTGTTATTCTTAATAAATCGAAGGACTTTATTTGGCTTAACTGGTTTCTTAGGTGTTGTGGGAGGAACAGAGGTTGGTACTAATTCAGATCCAGGATTAGGCGTTGATTGTACTCCTACCCCAGCTGTTGTTGAAGTTGTTCCATTCCAATTAGGAGCTGAAATAGAATAACCCGACTGAGGCTTAGTTCTTGGTTTAGACTTGTTGTTAGATCTAGGCTTGGGATTAGAATTTCCCTTCTTATTTCCTCCCTTCCTAGTTCTTTTGCCTCCTTGACCCTGACCTGAACCCTGAGCTACATCCGACGGAGTATCAGACGTAGAATATAAACGACGTAATGAAAATATCATAATATCATATAGGGTTTAAATGTTAATATCAAAATATCTAAGAAAACCCAGATATTTTTCATTGTATAAAGAAAATGTCTCACGAAATGGCTAAAAAAGTGGAAAATTATAGGCAAAATTGAGAGAAAATGAACCAAAAAAACGCGGCTAAGGTGGATACTCCCGGCCTCGCCAAGCTCAGCCTCAACCTAAAGATAAAGTAGAAGTAGAATAAAGTTAAAGTTAAATATCCCATCTACTTCACCTACCAATCCAACCCTCCACTCCGGTCTCAGTTCCTTCGACCTCCATTACGCCTAGGTGAAGTATAAATTAAAGCATAGAGAAGAGGGGGCCTAGCCCAACCTTCCATTCCGTATTTTTCGTCATTTCATTCCTCAAAATCCTTCATTTCACCACCCTCTTCTCTCG